CCAAGATGCTGGAAACCGTTACAGAAGTAAATCGTGTAGAAGCTGCTGGTCGTGACCAACGCTCTGCCGATGCAGTAGAACTAGTACAAGGTCAGAAATCGCTGTTGACAGCACTGACCCAACAAGGGAGGATTTGATATGATTCGCACTGTAACCGAACAAGTGATTGATGTAAGCGACTGGGATGCTCTGGTCGAGAAGACCTACGGACGACCATATGACTTCCAACAGCAAGACGGTTGCAAGGAACGCCAACGGGTAAAGATCGAGATTCCTACAGATGGGTATGATTTTGAGAATGATTCTGTTCCCGAAATGATTAACGGTAGCGAAATGGGTGTAAGCTTTGCGGCTTGGCTTGCACGTGACCCAAAGGAGTGGCACGGTACGCCGAGTTACAGCAACTTCCTTGATCTATTCTGGGGTCGCAACTTCTATCCAAGCGTTGAAATGGTTGCAAATGATTTGTACGAAAAGGGTTTGATCCCAGCCGGCAAATACACTATTGACATTGATTGGTGATCTAGATACACTTGGCACCAACAAACAAACTAATCTGAAGGAGGATATATGGGTATGGCAATGTTAGACCTGACTAAATCGCTGGAACTGAATCTCGTTAAAGCGAACATCTTCACACCAATCACTATGGCTGTGAAGCTGGCGGTTGACAAATCTGGTTCGATGGACGATGAGTTCCGTTGTGGTTGGGTACAAGACACCCTCGACCTGTTCCTCGCTGCTGCAATGAAGTTTGATGATGACGGTAAGATGGAAATCGGCTTCTTCAACACCAGCTTCAAGCGTGAGCGTGATATGGTAGAAGCAGACGCTGGCACCTACATCCGTCGTGAAGGCATCACCGCTGGCGGTGGTACTAACTTCGCAGACGCAATCAAGGCACTGAAGGGTAGCAATAAGGGTGGTTTCTTCGGCTTCGGTAAGAAGGCAACCCCAACCTATCTCGCACTGATCACTGACGGCGAGAACAACGATAAGCGTGAGTTTGAAGCTCAGCTCGACTCGCTGGAAAACACCTTTGTACAGATTGTGGCAATCGGCAACGGCTGCAACAAGCGTTATCTGGACATGATCGGTGATAAGTACGACACTGTTGAAGTGCTGTACATCCCGAATCCGAAGGCTGTAGATCAGAACCGCTTCTACGAACTGTTGCTGAACGAAGAGTTCAAGGCTTTCGCAACTAAATAATTGTTGACAACACAAGGGCCAGTCAGTAAGATGGCCCCACACAAACACAAAGGAGAACACAATGGAATTTTTCGCAATGTTGGACTGGGCTGCAATCTTCAAGATCGTGATGATCGACCTGCTTCTCGGCCTTGATAACGCCATCGTAATTGCTCTGGCATGTGCGACACTGGCTGTAAGTGTTCGAGGTAAGGCAATCCTTCTGGGTACTGCTGGTGCCATCGCACTCCGAGCCATCCTGCTGGTCTTTGCAACCTTCCTCTTGGGCGTTCCGTTCCTGAAGCTGGTAGCTGGTCTGTACCTTGTCTGGATTGGTTACTCTCTGCTGATTGGGCACGATGAACCACATGAAGTTGCACAGAAAGACACTATCTGGGGCGCTGTTTGGACCATCATCGTAGCTGACTTCATGCTCTCGCTGGATAACGTAATGGCTGTAGCTGGTGCTGCTTCTGGTACTGAGCACTCGACTCTCTACGCAATCGCTGGTATCGCTCTGAGCATTCCAGTTATCGTCTACGGTGCGAAGTACCTGTCTGGTCTGATGGACAAGTACAAAGTGATCATCTGGATCGGTGCTGCAATGTTGGGTGTGGTTGGTGCTGAAATGCTGATCTCTGATCCATTCTTCGTACAACATGTTGGCGAAGTGAACCACTTGCTGGCTAAGGTTGTTGGTGGTCTGATCGTTGTAGGTGCTGCATTCGCCAATAAGCAAGTGAATCTTGCAGTCAAAGAAACTGCCTAACCCTAAAGAGGGGCCAGTGTGCCCCTCAAACTAAATTTAAAAGAGGACTTGATAATGGAGCTTAACTTGAGCAAAACTACTATGATGTTGGACCTGACCAAAGCCGCACCTTCCCTGACCCGCCTGCAAGGTATTCTGAACTGGGATTGCCATCCAGTTCACGGGGCTTCCAAAGAGTACGGCTTCGACCTTGATGTGTTTGTCTTCTGCTTGAACGCACAAGGTAAGCTGAGTTCCACTTCCGATGTAGTGTTCTTCAACAACATGTCGGCTTATGATGGTGCTGTAGTTTACCCACGTGATAACCGTACTGGCGAAGGTGCTGATGACGAAGAGATTCTGACTGACATCAGTAAGATTCCAGCTCATATCCACAGCATTGAACACTTCGTCTTCTTGCACGAAGCTGCTACACGAAACCAAGACTTCAGCATGATCGCTGGTGGTGCTTTCACCCTCTTCGATCAAGACGGTAAGCTGATTCAAGAGTACAAGCTACAGCAGTTTGCCAATGGCACTGCACTTCACGTAGGTACTCTGAAGCGTCAGGCTGCTGGTGGTTGGGGCTTCCAGCCAATGGGCGAATCGGCAGTTGCCGGTCCAAATGATGTAATGAAAGCTTTCGTGTGATGTCTAGCCCCTCTTCGGAGGGGCTTTCTAGTAGCCGAAGGCCGTCAATAAAATTTCTCACCAGTGGTGAGCTAACGTAGTGAGTAACAGGGGGAAATATGGAACTGGCAATGGGTCTTTCGATATGTGTGGTCCTTCTCGGACTGATCGTTATGTTAGCTGGGATGGGTTGGGCAATGGTAGACGGCAGACTGTGGAGCAATCCCGGTGAAACCGTAATGCATGTTGGGTTGGGTATTACTGCGGGAGGTTTGATGATTATGCTTGTCATCCTACTGGTTGCTGCGGTACAATGTACTCTGACAACTACCTGTCAACTATAGGAGCCACGCAATGACTGATCTACTATTTGATGCACCGTACAACAAGGATGAGCGAGACACGTTTGTCCCACGCCTGAAGCACTTCTACTTCGTTATCCCAAGCTTCAACTCTGATGAAGAGACTGTTCTGGAAGAGAACACCATGTTTCGACAGCTTCAAGCCGCAATGCCCCAGTGGGCTGTGCAACACATCTACACACGTGCAGCGCTCTATGGTGCGAATCCTCCAGTCTTTACGGAAGAGTACAACGTAACGTATTTCTCGCTCGATGAAGATGGGAATCGTGTGCCAGTCACCACTCCATTCTCGGAGTTTGACTATGCTACTGTGCAATACGCACAAGTGAGTGCATAATGGCTATCTACGCTTGCTGGGCTTGGATTGAGACTGTCTATGGCACGGAAGAGTACGAATGGGTGCAGGGGTTTGATGTAGGAAGCGCGACACTTCCCTACAAGGGACATGTAACAGTGTTCCGTCCTTTGGACACTGCTCTGGAAGAGGGCTTTAGTTCTGGGTTCTACTGTGAAGACTGGCAGCTACACTACGGTGTTGACAAGCCGACGCACAAAGGAGTAGAATTCGAGTTCATCCACCAAGTGCTTAAAGTGTTATAAGGAGGATATATGATCACAGCGGATAAGGGGCAAGTGCCTCACAATACTTCTGAGGAAGCTCTGATAGATTATTGCGTTAGCACCTTCAACCTTATCCGCGAGACAGTTAAGGTGGATTGGGATGATGAGGGTGAGTGCATGATTACAGGCAGGGAGAACGGAACTATTGAATTTGTATCTGTAGCAGGGACACTCCGATGACCTCTGAGAAGGCTAAAATCCTTTTGAAAGGTGCTTACGAGCTACATCACCCGCACCGTGGACACATCATGGTGATGGGTGACGGCTCTTACATGAGCCTCCCAAACTATAAGAAGTTCAGATTGCACTGGATCATGGTGAGCTTAGGCTTGAGAAAGGAGGAAGAATGAAACCACAGAACGAGTATGAAGACTTCTATGACCGACTAGCAGAAGTGTTGAATACAGCTCCAGCAGGAGCCGCACGCTGGGCATCTGATGTATTGGAAATGTTCGGCAATGAGTATGAAGAAGAACTGTACCCGGAGGATTTTGAATGAACAAACAACACTATGTCCCTGATATGATGGGTTGCTCTGATGGTGGCTGTATCTTCCACTACAAAGCACCGGGCACAATGGTGACTAATGGTGGTTGTCAGTGTGCGAAAGAGTTGATGCGTAGTGAGGCTGGTCAAATGGCTTATCGCACTATCAACTGGCTACGTCGTAACTGGCCTGTAGTGGAGCAAGGCTATTGCCGTATGGGTGATAACTGCCTCTGTGGCGGGGATGTGCCTGAAGGCTGTGTTCCAGCAGTGCGAGAGGGGTGCTTCGAATGGAAACAACTGTGAAGATTAAGAGCAATGAGAACCCAACAGGATGGACAGCCTATGTAGCAGCCTATAAAGCTGCTCACCCTGATGCCATCATTGATTACAAAGTGCTGATGCAACAATATATCAAGGGCGTTGCCCTTCCAACTACAGGAGTGAAGCCATGAAACTACCAATGCCAACCGCACAAGAAATCTACAATATTGCTGAACGTGCGGAGTTAGCAATATACAGCTCCAACAGCCGTACCGCTGACAAACACATTATTGAGAACGCGATTCGTAACGCTCTTCAGATTGTGATTGACAGGATGGACATTCAGATAGCTCCCGTCAGTCTTGATCTGGGTAAGTCATAATGTCTGAAGCAAAGAGTAGTATTGAAGCTCTGCTTGCCATGATGCGGGTAACCCTCACTCCTGAAGAAATGAAGATTAGACAGGAGAAAACTCTTGCACTCCATAAACAAATGGATGAGGAAATGATTGAACGTCACCGTTGTGGAGACTGCGGAGTGGATACGATCAACTACAGCCACTCATTCAGATGTCCTCGACGTGGTGCCTATTGATGAGGCAAGTACCGATAGCACCTCGTTACTGGGCAACAGAAGACGGTCGAATCTGGGATGAACAAAGCCAACGCTGGAAGGCTCAGTGCGAGACAGGTATTCCTGCCTACAAGTACACAACTATCTACTTCCCAGACGGCACACGTAAGCTTACCCGTGTTCATCGTCTAGTTTGTATGGCTTGGCATGAGAATCCTGAAGACCTGCCAATGGTTGATCATATCGACCGTGACAAGATGAATAATCATAAGGATAATCTGCGGTGGGCAACTAGAAGCCAAAACCAACAGAATGCCACTAACAATGTAGTGGAAGGTGGCCTACGATTATGGATCAGAGAGAATTGTCCAAAACTGTGTACACTAGAATACGACAGACTTTATATGCGGATGTGGAAGTTCATGCAGAAAAACCCAACCGCCGAAATTTCAGAAGTCTACTCTTCCTGTACGCAATAACCAAATCCCGTCAAAAATAATAGCCTCCTTCGTCGGAGGCTTTTTCACGTCTGTCAGAAAATCAGCCCGTCCTCATAGGTGCTTAGCAAGAAGCGGAGGGCCGAGATAGGAAGCCGAGCTTTTGAGAAATAAGCTGGCATCAACCTTGCATAAAAGAATGCCTCTTTCGCTCACACCATACACACAAGCATAGACCCCGCACATAGAATACATGTCGCATATCTGTATCATTTTGTCAGTGGGATATGTTCCACGTGGAACGAAAACACACTCGAATCTGTCTGTAACCCTTGTACTAGAGCGTTATATCTCACAGTGCATATGCATTTGGGGATATACGGTCGCATGATATATAGAGGAACGTGTGAGCAACACGCTACGGCATGTATCATGCTCTTATGTTGTAGCGACAGCTACGTTAGTATTACATTGATTATTGTTGACATGCACACACAGACATGCATCCTATGCACACGCTATGCCACTATTCTATGCTTCGCATATGAGAAAACGAGAGAGAAAATGTCGCTCGCTTAGCCCTACCCTGTAGGCCACGCTGGGGAAAGGGGTTTATCATGTTTTGAGGGTATTTCAGCTTATACCGTAGGTATGATGGGATATCATGCAAAGCCTTATTCTATACGGCCTGCAAGGCCATAGGAGGCGTTTTAGTCCGTAGGACTGAGTAGGGTAGCCGCTAGCCGTAAGGCTAGGTTAGAAGACCTTTTAAAGAGGTTTTACAGGGGTTTTCATTAATGAAAAAACCCCTTTCTAAGAAAGTCTTTTGCTCTTTTCTTCTGTGCTAACTCTTAAACCGTAGGTTTGAATATTGAACTACTGAAAGCTTACGCTTTCCAGAATCTGACTAGAAAAGAGTTATGTGTTAGGCGTATGGAATACGCATTAAATCCAGCTAGACGCATTTCGTCTCTAAAGAGTGTTGCGGCTGTTTTGTTGGTGAAATGTTGTTCATTCATGGGATATCAGTCTCAGGAATGAATGGGCATGTAAAATCATAGTCTGTAACGCGTTCAATGGGTTCTATGATGTTGTAGGGCTTGAGCCATTTGGTTAGCTCACGGTTGGCGTATTCATCGCCCCAAGCCACTGCAAAGCTATCAGAACGCTTTACAAGCATTGAGTGACAGTCAGCTTCTGATGGACTGCTATCTATGATGTAATCATTACAATGTGCTGCATTGATGCACAGAGACAAGATTAGAGCGAACATGATTTTACTTCCTGTAGAGTGTAAAGAGGTATTGAGCGATAACAGCAGCACTGCAAAAGCCCACGATGATACAAGTTTCGGTGATGGTTAGCATGGTGTTCTCCTTTGTGTGTGACAGCATCTTATCAGCCACCACACACTAGAGCAAGCTTTATTTACAATTCTTCACTGTAGGATGCCACTTTAGGCGTTGCCTGCAAGGTGAATTTGTAGACACCGCCAGCGGCCATAAGAGACTTAATCACAGCAGCTTTGCCTTCGGCTTGTGCTTTGTCGTCGCCCAATTGAATCAGGCAAAAGTGAGTGTAGGCTGGCTTTTCGCCTGTCCAATCCATGCCACTCTTTACAGATACATTCAAGCTGAAGGTGTGGCCGTAGACGCTTACAGTGTTTTCCAGTTTCATGATGCTACCCTATCTAGAGTGGGGCTGGCTTGATTGCCTTGCCCCTTGAAATACATTCTAGACCTATGGAAAAGACATTGCAAGCGGGATTATGAAATTATTTTCATACGGATCATGTCCGATTTCCAACGATTTTCTAAGCAAGGGGAGAATTCTGGCCACACCTTGTGAGCCTTCCCATACTTCATTATCTCTTTAGCATAAGCCATTGCTGCATCTTTTGCGGCAAACAGTTTAGGCTCAAACTGAGGGCCAATAGAGCCTGTTACCAGCACACAATCCCCGCTTCCCACGTCTGTTCTGTCTACGATAGGCATTTGATTTATTCCTCAAGACACAATCTTGCAAAGCATTCCCTTGGGCATGATGAACTGCAAAGCGAATTGCTGTGCATCTTCAAGCTGTGCAAAGCTTTCAAACTTCCAACCAACATCAACCCCACCGGATGTAGTCGACACCTCATAAGATGGCACGTGGATTGCTTCCATACCCGGCTGTGCCGTTGTTTGAAAGATGTTCGCCACTTTGACGGATTCAAGATTGGCGTTAGTGAAGGTTTGAATCTTTTTCATGCTGCAAGCTCCTACGTTTGGTGTGGGAGCATTCTATCAAAGCAATGCTCCACTATACAAGCTTTTATTTGTTGTTCAATTCAGCCACTTTAGCGTCAATATCCGCCTGACTATCGCCTGTGCTAATGATTTTCATCTTGCAGGCCGCACCATAGGATTCTTGAAAATCCTGCTTTTCGTCTTCTACCACTTGACGGTCGTAATCACCAAAATGGATGCACCACTTGCCATCTTGAAGGATCAGAAGGCTGTAGTAGGATTTGGTCTTGGTCATGATGCTGTGCCTCATTGTGTGGGTGTGAAGCCATTGTATCGACTTCACAACCCCAGTGCAACACCTTTATTTAATGATTTTGAAGGTTTCCATCACACCATGCACGCCGTGCAACTGAAGGTACAGGTCTTGCTTGCTGTAGCCGTTCTTACGGCTCATGTAATATGCAGCGTCGTTTTCCATCCGCATTTCACTACCACTGGATTCACCAACATGGACCACGTTACCAGCGTAACCAGTGCAAGCCTCACTAACCACCGTGCCGACAATGCTGTAGCCAGTGGCGTCGAAGTAGTCATTGGCCAGAGTGGAGGCGATGGCGTTGACTTTGATGGTTTTAACTTCGCTCATGATGTTCTACCTTTGGTTGGCTGGGAAGCTGTCTTGCTTCCCTATGTCTGCCATTCTACAGAAGCCACAACACACGTCAACAACTATTTTCAAACTATTTTACGATTGAGGATTGTGCGAACTGTAGCACGACGCAATGCAGCCTTGACAACCTCAGTCACTTCAGTTAAGCCCCAGTCTGCCCCACCATACGCCACAAACTGGCCATTGCCTTTGTAGTCGATTCGCATGATGTTGTGGCCCTTGCGATTCTGGATATACACACGGTTATCATGCCCGCCAAGCAAATGACCATTACCCAAGGCAGCACAGCGAAGGCCGTGACGAATCTTTGCAATCATTACAGGATGGGTCAGACTAGTAATGGTGATCATGGCGAACGTCCTAGAGCGTTGATTGTGAACAGGCATCATATCGAAGGGCTCGCTCAATTGCAAGCCCTTGAATATAAATCTATTCCACTTTTGCTATCTTACCGTCAACCATTGTTACGTTGGCGAAAAACTCACGTTTGTAGCCTGTCAAGTGTGGGCGATTGCAGCCGCACAGCTTGCCGTCTGGCTTGTATTCAGGGCCAAACATGGATGTTTCAGTGAATTTCAAAGGCTGGCCAATGCACTCTTTCATGGCCTTTTTGGTTTCATAATTGAAGATCAACATTATACAAGCTCCCATTTGCAAGTGGCGATTACTACGCCGTGAATCCGGTTAGGGTATTTCTTGTCAGCGATATCATTTAACAACTTATTCAAACGGTTGTCAATCTGTTTTTGAGCTTGTGTGTGGTCTTTGTAGCCCTTCGGGTTACCCTGCACATTACCGTTTGCGTCACGGATGATAACGCGAGTTAGTCCTGAAGTTTTCATTTTGTGAGCCCTTTGTTCGTTGGTGTGTAGGCATCTTATCAATACCGCCAACCATTGGCAAGCGGTATTAGTAAAAATCTACAGATAAAAATCACCGTTGTCCAGCCATTCGATAACAGGCCGCATTGCCCAACCATAAGAGACATAATCACCTTGACAGCTTTGCAAAACATCGCCCTCGAACAAGCTAATGGCAAAGCTGACACTACCGTCTGGCGTGGTGATTTTGTAAATCTTGGCGGACTTGTCCGGCCCATACGATTCGTCACCGTCTGTCAACCGGGTGAAAGTGGCCACGTGCTGATTTGTGTTCATGTCACACCTCAAAGTCAAACGTCAGGGTTGTATAATGACGGGTAAACTTACCGTCATTGGTTGTCATTAGAGAACTGTAGCCTGTAGCTTCTGAAAAGCGTTTGCGATTGTCAGCGGCTGTACAGCGACGCCATACGTCACAAATGCGAATGAAGTGCGTCTGCTTTTCAGTCTTATTGTTAATGACTGTCATGATTTCAGACTGATACTTTGCCATGATGCTACATCCTGTTTCGGTTTGTGTAGGGCTATTCTATCAGAGTGAATAGCCCTTGCAAGCTTTTATTTTGCAGGATTACTTAGCAGGGTACACACGGCGGTAATCAGCCTTTGCAAAGTAGACAGAATCCTTCAAACCATGCTTAACAGCTCGTTTGCGATACAGCTCCCACACTTCGACAGTCACGCCACCTTCACCGACATACTCGCCATTGGCATCATAGTTGGTTGTCACTTCAGCAGACCGGCAGCCGTAGTTTGCCATCGTATCACCGAAAAACCGCATAGACGAACGGTCAAAATAGTGGCTGTCGCCGTTGGCTTGCTGTACGTGATATTTCAGGTCTGAAGGTGTCATGATGCGTATCCTTTGTTTGTGTGTGGCCCATTCTACCGAATTGAATGGGCAATGCAAGCCCTAGATTAATAGTCCTGCAAGATTTCTTGCATGGCTTGACGTTCGGTGCCAGTGAAGAACGAACGCATTTTTGTCAAGGTTTCACAGCAGGCGTTGTAAATACCTTGAGCCTTGATGCTGTCTTTATCGTAACCCAATTCATCACACCAATCATGGAAATTTTGTTCGGCAGAACTGGAATCCAGAAGCAAGCTGCTAAGAACGCCAGCGGCGTGCGGGGCGACAGGCTTAACCCACATACGTTCCCAGTCAACGCGTGCCATGATGTTAGGTGCAAGGCGTTTGATATCGGCAGGCATTGGCACTTTACTTTCACGGTGTCCGATGCCAGTGTGATAGGTTGTTTCTAAGATATTTTTGCCTTCACGTTCAAACCACACAGACCAGCGATCACACTCCCAGCCATCAAGCTTCGCAGCTCCCAGAGGCACCACACTATACTTGATGCCTTGAGCTTTCAGGTATTCAGTGATAGCAGTTTCGATTGGGTTGATTTGCTTAGCCATGATGCGATTCCTTTTCAGTGTAGAAGCTTGTTCGCTTCTGATGTTGGTCATTCTACAGGGTTGAACATCCTTGTCAACACTCTTTTTAACGAGAAATTGAAAACAGCACCGACAGCGATACCAACCACACAACGAACATAAATGTCAATACGGTTATGATGATTCTTTCTACAGGTGTCATGTCTGCCAATCTCCCTAGAGGGAAGAAAAGCCCCGTTGATTAGACGGGGCAAGGGGTTTGCTGTTAGGCCGCGTCTACCTTTTCAGCGGTACGGCTTGGGAGTTTCAACATCCAGCGAATCATGTCACCAATGATTGGGTAAATGTCGTTATGACGTGTACCAAATTTCATCCATTTGTTCTGGCTATCGAACGTCCCAATATTCCGGTTAGTGTCACCGCCGTCAGGCAGATAGTCACGCAAGCCGTTAAGCTTTTGCTTGATGCGGTCCTGTTCAGTCAGTTCATAAAACCGCCATACAGGGTTAGTGTGGCTGAAGTTGACTTGTGACAAGCCTTGCAGAAGCCTTTCAAGGTCTTCACCGGCTGTAGCGTCACGACGACGACCAAACCCCAGATCGTATACCAGTTTAGCGACAGCTTTGACGACTACAGGCTGTGCCAGCACCGTGTAAGCTTTTGCCCCCGGCTTACCAAAGCCCGGAACGTTAGCGATGGCGCCCCATGCTCTGCAAGCTGTAGCATATTTTTCTTCTACATCGGCTGGCGTGGCACTGGCAATGCTCGTTTTGTTCAGGAACAGGATAGCGTTAGTCGCTGCAAGGTCGCGGAATGTCCAGCGGCCTGTGTCCTTGTTCCAGTTGGACTGGTCACCGTCTGTTACATCGTCCCAGTCCAGAATGTGAGGCAGTAGTTCGTTCTGGATGAACTGGTTAACAGGGTTGGCGCTGTCAAACTTCAGAGCCAGCGAACGCTCCACCTTTTTAGCAAGGTTGTTCAGGTCGTGGAACAATTGCTGTTCTTCCCGAACGCCAAGCCCTAGGTGAATCTCTACAGCGATCTTGCTAAAGCCCCGTGCAACTTCGTCGCATTCGTCCCATGCCGCCAGCACTTCAGTAGGGATTGGTTCCTTGAAGTTGCCTTCGAACAGCTTTGGCTTGCGTGGATATTTCCGATTGAGCCTGATTTCAGTCAGGAATTCGAAAACCAAATCCATCGCATAACGACGGTGCTGACCATCGATCACATACAGCATGTCACGCTGACCAAGGAACACTTTAAAGCACGCCGTCTCACCGTCGGCTTCCATCCGCTTTCCTTCGATGCCAGCGCCACCGGGGGCAACGGTGCGAAGGTTGCAAACGATAGGCTGCAAACTCATGTAGGTTTGTGGCCCCATCACCCTTTGAAGCTCATGCAATGCCAGCGATTCTGGCTTATTGAAGTTGCGGCGGTATTCAATAGCCGCTGCAATCATGCCGCGAAGGATGTACTTTGCCAGACCGGTGGCGTGCGCCTCATTGAGTGGGCGTTGTGTGGCTGGCGAGCCATCAGGCTGGCGCTCGTTTGCCACCTTGCTCATGGCGTAGAAGTCTTTCATTGGGATCAGGGCGATAAAGGTGCGATGCCCCAGATTGTGACCAATGAACACCTTTTCAGGTCTGACTTGAGAATCAGCTTCTTTCAACAGCGAGTCAATCGAAGCGAGCGGAGTAGGAAGCGATTCATTATGCATAAACATGATGATGTTTCTCCTAGAGGTTACGATGTTCCACGTGGAACATCTTTCAAGCTGGGGTGTTGTGTATTCCCCTTGCTTGATTAGGAGATTAGCAGGCTGGTTCACCATGTCAAGGAAATTTTCAATTTATTTTCAAGAAAAGAAAAAGCCCCCGAAGGGGCTTTAACATCAAGGGGTTACGTCAAGCGTGAAAATCTATATCTACGTCATTACCTTGCGAAAGCTGAGACTGCAAGCACATTTGCAGCTCTTCTTTGTACTCTTCTTTGTTGCTTTGAAACAGAAGCGGTGACACTTGCTGCAATACCGCACCGGGAGCGAACCCCACGTTACAGATAATTGCATCCCCATAGGTGCTATCAAGATGCTTGACAAACTCGGCATCTGATACTTCGACCATCCCTGATGTTACGTTATAACTACGGAAAGCCTTTACATTCCCCAATGCAATCAATACCCGATTCAGACTTCCCATGATTTCCTTTTTTACTCCTATGTTAGCCGGTGGCTGCCTTTGTGGCTTATTCCATCCCGGTGCGTGGATGATACAGCATCTAGGAAAGGCGTCAACAGATTTTTTCAATCAAATCAACGCCTCCTAGGACTACGTTAACCCTCTTTATCGTCTTCAAAAATATACTCGTCACCTCCTACCTTCACACGAGTCATTTTCGACAGGGTGACGTTTACCCAAGGGTAGGGATTACCCTTTGCGATCTTGTCTGGATCAGCGGCGGTATAGTTGTCAGGGTTGTGTGCCGCTGGGTTGGCTTGAACAACCTGATTCGTACCGCTGGCCAAAGCTTTATTCATCCATTGCTTTAACACTCGGCTTGTGGTAGTGCCGTCCTTTTTAACCCATGTCACAGAAAACATCTGGCCTTTATTGGTGTCCAGAATTTCCCGCTTTTTGTCGATACTGGCGCCTTTGATGATGATGGTAGCCATTTGCCTGTACTCACTGTAGGTTAACAATTGGGTTGTGACATGATGATTCTAGGTCAATTAGTCACATTCGTCAAGGGTGATTGTAACAGGAAAATCATAATCATCCTCTATACAGTTCATCACACCTTGAGCGTCCATTGTAGCAGGGTAGAACACCTTGTCAATAGGATTGTGTACTCCTTTTTTATATACTTTCCAGAACACTTTATTACCCTTATTTATAGCAGGCAGCCCCGCCTTTAGTTTGAAATTGAGACGGGAACCATTTAACTCCCCATACTGTTAGCATTGCCTGTAACTGTCTTGTAAGGCCGTTAGAGCGCATATCGGGGCAAGTTTCTTTATAGTATATCTCGCCACACGGTTGGACTATCACGCCGCTACAGCCTACGCTGTGCGCTTCTGACTTAAAGGCTACGATTCTATGCCAGCCTTTATGATCCTTGAACAGCTTGATATGCTTACCGTCTGGCGTTGTTGCATCCCTTACCAGTGTTTCAAGGCCGGTAGTGGTGCAACGGTTAAGCGCATGCATAACCGTTTTATTCATGTTCTATTAGCCCGTGCAATCAATTCGACAGTCTTTGCGGCTGTACCATGAGCGCGAAAGCCAATAATGTAATCTCGTTTTGCATCTTGACAAAGGCCACACTTAAGGCAATTAACCTTATCAGTGTTTTCAGCGGGGCAAATTATAACTTTGTTACCGGCTGGCGTAGTGCTAACTTTCTCAGCATCACGCGGCATAATTACAACAACTGGAGCAACATTTAAAGCTTTCAACTTATCAGCATGATTAACGTCATTGCCACTAACATTAATTGTGAAGCCTTTAACGTTTGCATCTTGAATTAACAAAGCGTTTTGTCGGCTTTCGAATGTATCAGACAGCACGTCATAATGCGTATATGTAAAGCCACGTTTACGACCATTGGCGACAATCAAATCACGCAACTTAGGCCCGTCAATCATTACAGCATCACCGTTTAAATCACCGGCTTGATTGTGACGCCAAAGTGTGTTGTTCGAAAGGGCTTTAACTTGACGGATAAACTGAGGCCACTCTACAGCGTTCTTGCTTTCGCCATTATCCAGTTTACGCCAATGCATACCGACAGGGCCATACTTTGCGTAGCAGCCTTTAGCCTTGATAGGGCAAGCATCGGGGCATGTCGAGCTATTCGAAGTGCTAACAGGCATTGGGCCGGTTTTAGTGTTGCCGCTTACTGGATTGAGAACGAAAAACATTAACAGCGTATCCTTATCATGCTAGTTTGAAGCTTGTTTGCTTCTTGTGTGGCGTATTCTACAGCGTTTGCTAGTAGTGTCAACCATGAATTCAGCTATTTTTGCAGTAAAACCAAACCATTACAGCGATACAAAGACAACACTTGAAAGCTTTTTGAGGGTCAATGTGAGTTAGGTATTGCTCCCACTGTGAGGGGAGCTTATCACTAGTCCTATCAATCAACTCTTTTTCAACTGTCTGGACAATGCCTAAAGCTTTATCCTTTTGAGCTTGAAGTTTTTCCCGCTGTACTTTGATATACAAACGGCTTTCAATTTCTTGCTCTTCTGGCACCTTACCAGCTTTAACAGTTGCCTCGAATTCCTTTTCTAACTTATCAAGGTTGTCTAGCTTTTCTTCTACTGGTGAAAGTCTGTATCGAAGCGGTTTAACAGGCTTTACAACTGTAACACGCAATCCAGCCATTAAATAGCCACGTACCACACGCCACGTTCTTTAAACAGCTTACAATGCGTTCCACGTTCGGCATGCATTACAGCAACGGCACTTGCAAAGTTTACGTTTGGGAATCCGAAAACTTGCATTACTCATCACTCCCTTTCATGCTGTAAGAGCGACGCCCGTTAGGACTGGAACGCTTGCCTTGTGCTGCTTTGCGTGCTTCTTTCTTTGCTTGCTCATATTCATAAGCAGTTGCGAATTCATTTGCTTTTACTGGACGGCTCAAGTTTGTTTCTCCTAATGATCTAAATTATGTGCCCATTATAAAGGAATGGACTAACCTGTAAAGCTTTATTTGAAACTAATTTCACGACCACCCATGCGGACACTTTGAATAGTTTCCATATTGACATTCCGAAACTGTTCTTTACCGTTCTTATCTTTCTGTGCTAGCACTACTGTTAGATACTTTTCAATATGCTTTGTAGTGTTACCGCCATCATGACCTTCTACCTTGCGAATATGGCCAGTCAGCTTGCGTTCTGTGCCATCTTTCTTAATGAAGGTAACACCAAACCACTTAGAGCCATTGGACTTAATCAAGGTGGCTACAGCCTTCGACACAGCATCAGTCTTTACTACTTGAAGCATTTCTAATCCCCTTTGTTAGTGTGCCGCTATTCTAAGGTTAGCGGCCTACCCTGTCAACACTTTTAAAACCCTTTTAAACGATTCGTTTAACTTTGTGCGTTGTTGCCAAGTTGTAATCCAGCATTACCACACGGCTAGCCGCTTCTGCAATCTGTAATTGCAGCGCTTTAACTTGAGCCTCTAAGTCAGCCTTGGTCTTAACAGTTTCCTCAATCCGTTGCAAGAACTCAGCAACAGATAGAGAATTAGTTTCTTCCATATCCATCGGTAACACTTCAATATAACGTAAGTCAAGTGAAGTCTGATTACCTGTAGCCATCGATGTGAAGTATGGGTCTGATGATCTGTCGTCTCGTGTGAACTTCCACAGAGAGCCGTCCTTATATTGAACCACAGTAACGTCTACAATCAACCCAACCCGCTGTGCTGGCGTCATTTCTTTAGCCAAACTTTCATCCCACTTGTGTTCAATATGGTGAATCAGTTCTTCAAGTTGTTGCAAGCGATTAGCACCATAGGTGCCTTTCCACTTATTATTAAATCGATTCCACGCACTTTCCGCTGCTTCTTTGCCAACCTCGTCAGGATGATTGACAGGGTAGTGATAGTTCCCGCTATAGCTTGGGACTTGGCGGATGATGTTATCTTTAATCAGCGCCATTGTATCACTGTTTACACCGTTCGGCGTACAGCGATGGATATTATCACAGATGCCATATCCAGTGTAAAACAGGTTGTCGTCTACAGTCATACCGTCATTAGCACGGCAAGCGATTGCACGTGTACGCATTGTATTGAATGTATCTAGTGCCGCTTGCTGGATTGGCGAGCGAAGTGATGCAGCTATGGCGTGGATATCAACCTGTATCACATGGCTAAGATCACGAACAATTGCAGGAGCTGTAGCTGGTACAGCTTCCATTAGTTCAACATGATCTAGATCGACATAACGTTTCATCCCGTTGTCAATACGTTCGAAGTATGGGGCACGTGAATCATCATCTTTAACCAGACGAATCAAAACACCTTCACAGAAATTCTTAGTTTCACGTTCTGTCATACGGACAACATCGCCAACTTTAATGCCCATTCGACCGGCTGGCGTATCTGGGAATTGTGCCACTTCTACAGGCGTCTGGATAACTTCAAAGTTTTTAAGCCACTCACACATTGAATGTTCATCGCCTACAGTTCTGAAGTATGGGCAATTGCTGCCATCATCTGTGCTAAGAATCCAAGTAAAGCTTTTATAACGGGAAGAATCACCAATGTAACGAAGTTGGGTAACGCCTTCAATGATGCCTTGATCTTGAGCGGGAGTAGTCATTACGTTTCTCTTTCCTTGCCGTTAGTGGCGTTCTGTTTGTGTGGCGCCATCTTATCACTATCCGGTATTGAGTCAACACCTTTTTGATCTAATGACGAAAATACTTTGTGCTATTACAGAAGCCGAAAGGCTGTCTACTAGATGAACCGGGCGTGTGCGTGATACAGGATAATTTATTTTTGTCAAGGGGTTGCATTCGTTGTTCAAAGGCGTAGAATCATAGACAGCGGGCAACGGAGCACGGAGTGCGACCACCGGAGACAATCACCGGGAGAGCCTGAGATTTACCGTTCGTCGGGTTGCCAACAAAGTGCTTGCATTGAATAATCAGGGTGGTAATCTGGCTTCACTTTAAAACCTTTGATCAGTCGTCAAGGGGATCACTTGCCCCAGCGCCAACTGAGCGAGGCTTGATTGTGCCTGTGTGGTTTGTCAACTGAAAAATGAGATTTCTCAGAAAATAGGTAGCTTGCTAACTATAATCGATAGGGTGCTATTCAAATAGATAGCTAGCTAATCAACGATTATGTTGTGGCACGCCACTTCCCCAAGGGAACCGGGTATTCTCCCTGTACAGGAGTCCCTGTAAAAAACTGTCCAGTTCCCAATTTTCTGTAAATTTCTGTCCAGTCCTCACTCCCTGTGAAAATCGACCCGGACCTCAGTCAAACAGTCCGCCGATCATATCGCCAACACCGCCAATCACATCCATCGCCAGATCAACAGCGAAATAGGCTGTAGCAGCGTCCACAGCCGTCTCTAAGACATCTTCGATGAAGGTTGATGTGCTGCTATGTCCGAAGTGTTTAGGGCAGCTAGCGCCCTTGTAGTGCGTTACAAAGACATGACCGCAGTGGTTGCACTTCATTCTGTAGTTCATGTATCTCTCCTTTGATTGGTTAGTGGGATGATTGTAGCTCACTCTTATGAAGCGTGTCCAGCTTTTCTTCAAAGCATTTTAGGATTATAGGGTGCCTGCCAAATCTTCCAGCGAAATCTTGGGGGTGGCATAAATAATCCATACAAATAAGCCCCACCCCCAGAAGTAAGGGGCGGGGCTTAATCTTTCACGTCTTGCTGTGGATGTACCGAAGTAACGCCATCATTTCAACCTGCTCTTCATCAGTGAATGCGTTGCGATCTTCAGTGACAATAGACAACATGTTGGTGACGACCAGTGGTGCAATGCCAAACACCCAGAAGTGAGCGAAGCATGTAGCCAAGATACGACCACCCTGTGTTATCGGTGCGATGTCTCCATACCCTATCGTGAGTGATGTCACACATGCCCAGTAGAAGCTCTCAGAGAGCGTCCTAGCCTCGATGTAGCTGAAGGCTAACGAGCATATCAGTAAGGAGAGAACGTACAACGTAGCCACTCTCCAGATGCTACACGAGAACCACAGGATGTATCGTTTCATATTAGAGGATACCGTCCTTTGCAACTTCACCGATCTTGTTCAGCTTCCACTCAGCTTCCCAGAGTTTGGCCTTCACGGTTGCCAGTTCAGCCTTCAGTTCTTCCACTGTTGGCTCTGGCTCAGCAGGAACATCACTCACCAATACCCATTTCCACTCTGCCCAGTTACGCGATGGGACATTACCACTCTTAGGCGATGCTGGGCCAGTACAGTTGTATTCATCTTTACGGACGGTGTACTCACCACCAGCTACAAAATGCCAATGCTTATGACCATCACGCCCTTCATCCACCAATCGTACAACTTGACCAACAACCATATCCTTCATGTCGATGGCTTTCAAGGGTTCTTCGTATTCAACAACACCACTCACAGCCATCAGGCCAATACTACCGTTGTCCAATCTCACTGCCAACACTTCACCAGAACTCTCGTATTCATGCATAGCCTTGGCGACTACAACACCCACGTCTCCGTTCCTGAATGGATTGGAAGGGAGTTGGATGTTCAGTCTCATGTACTCTGCCATGTCTCGATAGCCAGAGTAGCATCGACCAGAATGGGTGATCTTCACCTTGGCACCGATTGGGAACTGAGTGCAGTTCGATGGCTTGATTTCGCGGTCTAAATAGCTCATGTTTCTCTCCTTTTGTTTGGTGGTTTATGTCTTGATGTGCTCATTGTATAGAGGTTATGGGGGTGCCGTCAATATCTTTTTCACTTTATTTTGGGCAAAAGAAAAGCCCGCATGTGCGGGCTTAGTTTCCTACTCAGTAGGCGTTCGCTTATCAGTGATCATTCTTTCAAGGAACTCAATGTGTTCCTCAAGCCAATGGATACGGCGAGGGACGGAACATGTACGGCGATCCCTTACGAAGATCGCTAATTCCAGTTCCAACTCCCTGACGGTACGCTTTTCATAGACTGCGATCTTATTTTCATCAGACATTTCCGTGTCTCCTGTGTGGGTAGTTATCCTGTCCCTGTCTACATTCTACCGTAGTATTAGTAACGTGTCAAGGTGATTCTAGAGGGCTCCGTAAGAAAAGCTTTCACTTCTTCTAAGGAAGGGAACTCCCAACGGATGGCTCTATCACAGGCTCTCGGGATGTATGCCCAGAGTCTTCCAGTGCGTTCGATTGTGCCTAGTGGGCGACGGTTGAAGCGTACAAGGATGTCGTTGTCACGTTGGGAATAGTTCAGCATTTACCTCTCCTTAAACCACTTTAATGAAGTGTTCGAGTTCATCGTCATCTGGGTACATTTCATCGCGATCATCGTCAAGGAAGGCAACAGGGTTACCCTTATCACGGGAATCCACATTAACCACAATGTATTCCTTACCCTCGGTGTAGAAGTCAATACCGGACGATGTGCAACGGAAACGATCACCAATCTTGATAGTGCCTGCCTTAAAGCTTTGTAGGGCATTAAGCGGCTCGGCGAGGACACCCTCTACCTCTTCACTACGTTTCAGGCCAAAGCTGGCCAGCAGTGCATCCAGTGCTTCGGTTTGCTGCTCTACGAGCAGCACAGCAGCGTCACGTGCAACGATGGAAGCCTTCAGCTCTTGCATGCGATCAAGGATATCCTTACCAGCAGCTTCGTTCTGGTTTGGTGCAGCTTCGATCAGGAACAAGCTCTCGTAGTTAGTCCAGTTGTAATTGCCGTCTGGATATTCAACACGTACAGGGAGCAGGGCAGAGCGGTCATCAACACGAGTGACAACAGCTTTCATACCAACACGAGTATCTGTGATGTTGTAAGCGAATGGCAGGATGCGTACTTGATCGTTAACCTTGAAAGACATCGGGTTCTCCTTATTTAATGAAGTTGTATTTGGTTTTGTACTCAGAGACTACGTGCTTGGTGTAGTCTTCTGCGAAGGTGTTGATTGTAGCAGCCATCATGCCCGGTGTAAAGTTGCGACACTGCTTATCGATCTTCGTGCCTACAATCCCGTTCAGTTCAGTCTTGTAGCTTACCACAGATGCGAGGCACACTGTCAAGTTACCTGTGATAAGGTCAGTGTCTTTGATGCCAGCTTGGGCCAGCAGGTCAGCCACTTCTTTGGCTTCAGTGCCCAGCGGGACAGTTAGGTTGGCACCAGAGCCAACGTTGATGTTGGTTTGTGGCAGCTCAGCCAGCACCTTACCCATCTTGACAACCATACCACCAGATGTGGTGATTGTGTTCACAGGATCAGCCTTAACAGTTAGTGTCTGGAGTGCTAGCAAGAATGCCCCAGCGATCAATACACCACCAATCACACTCAATACCACATAACCCCACCCTTGTTTGTTTACACTCATATTGTTTCCTCCACTAGATCATTCAGTTCCGTTTCAATCCCCTTGAAATCATCTTGAGAGATAGTCATATCAGCGTACCATGCACCAGCGGCTCCACGAGCCATGATGATGAAATATGTCTGGGTTTCTTTGTTGTTGCTCTTCCCCACTTGATCGATGTACCAGCGAATGTGGGCCAGCTTCTGCTCAGTTGTCAAAGTGTAGTCCCTCCTAATGTCTTCCAGAGACGATGGCTAGGACCAATACCCTGTTGAAGAAGTGCTATGTTGATATGGGTCTGCATGATGTCATCAGCTTCTGCATCACCAATCTTGGCACGTACAGCATCTTGACAATCCCAGTGGCACTTTAACAAACCGTTGAACGCTTGTCCATCGATCATTGGCTTATCACATCCGGGGCACAGGTAGCTCATTTATCTTTTACTCCAAATTGTAAGAAGAGTTCTTCACCGATCAGGGTGAGTTCGAAGTGTTCACCGTAGATGTAGGCTGGTGGTGTTGTATCACCCTCATCCTTCCATTGTTGGTAGTCAATCTTGTCAGTAAAGTCAACTATACGGCATGTCCCACCTTGTTGGTAGTAGCCACCACTTCCAGTGTGCTCCAAGGTTTGCACCTTAGCATTTTGTGGCATTGAATGCAACCACTCGATCAGCTCCGATACGATCATAAGTCATACTCCAATCCGATTGCAAAGTTGAGAGATTCTTGAGCTTCATCAGCCATCTTCAGGAATTCTCCAGCCAGTTGTCGATCCCTTGCGTTGTGGTAACACTGGAACTCAATACTACCAGCAGCTCGTAGTGTGCGTTCAAGCTTTGACAGGGTACGCTTTAGGTCTTCGATAATCACATCACGAAGGTCACTCATTTCTTTGCTCCTTCAATACGTTTAATCGATTTGTCGAAGATAGCTCGCCCTGCTCGCAGCCCTGACAAGCCTGCTCCTTCGAGCTGAGCTTTGATGTTGTTGGCAGCGTTGCAGCAAGCCACGACATTGCCGGGTACATAACCCTTGCTGCCATCAATACGATCAATTGTACGATCAGAAGCACCACGTCCAGTGTCACCATCTTGTAAGCCAACAGGCTCAGTAAGCACGATGCCTGTGTAATAGCAACGTTTGGCTTTCATCAGGTTCTTCATTGACTGAAAGGTGAGGCTGAACTCAATGCCACGAGTCTTGGCATCTTGTGCCTTTCGGCGGAGTTTGTTAGCAACCTTCAAATCAAATTGGTAATCGGACACTGTGTTTCTCCTGTTGTTCGTTTCGTTGGGGCTATTCTGAAGCTATTCGGTTACGGTGTCAACCGTTATTTTCCATAAAGTCAAACAATTCATTAATCTTGTCACGGCCAGCCGCGAGAACCATGTTTGGGAACTCCTGCCCAATACTACGATTCTTGATAAACTTCCCATCTTGTACGATGTAGTTAGCCATACGAATCAGCTTGAAGCCACGCATACCATCTTCCAGACCACGCTGCAACTGCTCAACGCTGGAGAAGTAATAGGTGGCGCCGTCAACTTCCAGCTTCACTTCCATCATATCTTTATCAAGAAACATCAGTAAGTACCCTCATATGGTTTCAGTAAGTGTTTGTTTGCGTTGAAGCGTTTGAGGTAGCCATCTTCGCCTTCTTTCTCGTAGATGTCAAGCACTTTATCGTAATTCTCCCAAGCATACTCACGAAACCAACCGCTAGTGATTGATGTACACACCTTCATCAGTGCATATTCAAAGCTCTTACGTGGAGAAGCATCAGGGAATGGAATCTGAGAACGCTCCAGTGCAAGCACACAGCTCTCTTCATACACACCGCGAAGACGAATCACCTCGTCAACAGCAAAGAACTTCTCTTTCGAAGTCATCACAGCCGCTCCATCCTTCATATAGAATGTGTAGGCAGGGTACAGTGCAATCTCAGGGCACAGGGTATTGGCGTGGTTGCCAGTTTCTTTGTACGTCAGAGCTTGAGTCAAGTGAATCGAGTCATGATCATAGATGTACGGAACACCATCACCATCAAAGAACGCATCTTTACTCACGTCCAGTTTCGGATGCTTGTAGGTGTATGTCTCGGCTTCACGCTTAGGCAGCCACTCTTCCAACTCAGTGCCCAGTGTGACCCCTTGCTTACGCAGGAATTGAATGTCACGTATAGTCTTCAGGAAGTGAGGACTGTTCCTTTTATAACGATGGCTCAGTTTCAATGCCAACAGCACGTGTGTTGGGGCAAAGTCTTGTCCTAAGTCGAAGTAGTCCAGAAGCTCCTGAGCACAGTTGCCAGCCTTCGCAATCTCCCACTCGAAGTTCCACCCATCCTTAGTACGAACGTGTATCTTATCAGCACTCAGAGGCTTACAGAGGATGATTTCACCCTTCTCAAAACCCTTAGTCCACTCACGGAACTCATCCAACGTACCGATAATGTCAGTGTCACGTGGGACAATCCCAGCCTCTGGAAAGTGATGGGCCATTGCTTGAGAGCCTACGATCAGCATTTGGAAGTCTCCTTTACGTTTTCATTGGCGAAGATGATAGCATCATCGTCAAGTGGAGGCAAGGGCATCAGATACTTTTGTTGTATCGTTGCGTATCCTACTTTATGGTGCGGGCCAGTCCCAATCCCCGTGATAATAGCCATAGCATACTTCAATGGCAGTACATTATAGTTATCGTCATACCACTCCTGTACGGACTCACCAATATCACACAAAGCTGCAATCGTCACCATCTTGCCGATGTGCCCAGCGTTCTCTGGCATTGCTACACCAACTATCATTGCTTGCATACCGACCTTGAGTTCTGGATTGAAGCTTTGCATGGTTCCTCCTAAGTGAATGTTAGTGTTGTTTCGATGTCGAGATTCTGAAGCATCTTGAACAAACTGTCAAGTGTGAATCTCTCTACTTTCAAATTAAATAGCCTTGACACTCTTGGTTGTGTTGTGTTTGTCAACTCAGCAATGTCTGCTTGTGTCAAGCTCACTTGAGCAGCATAGTCTCTTATCTTCACAGCGATTTGTTTCTTTATTTTATCCATTTCCCTCTCCCATAGAAAAACCCCGCCGAAGCGGGGCTCTTGGTTAATTCTTATAAGAGATTACAAGTCCCAACCATAGTCGTACTCGGATGCAGACTCTTCCCATTCACAACCACCAGATGGCTGCCACAGAGAACGTGGAGTGTACTCACGAACGCTACCGTCACGGTCATAGATGAAGTGGATTTCCAGTTCTTCAGCAATATCAGAGGCTTGTTCTTCAACAATCTCCACCAGTTGTTCGAGGTTGTAGCCTCCCAGAGTAAGCTCGTCCATCTGAGCCATAGTTTCAAGGATGATGCGAGCGTTGTTCAGACCGTCAAGGTCTTCGCCGTCGAATTCAATGCGCTTGTAGGTGCAGCGTTGCACTTCTGCATTGTACGGTTTGTAGTTGTAAGCCACTTCAACCTGACGCAGTTCAACGCCACCAAGTACAACGGTTTCCAGAGTAGTGCGAGTTTCGTTACGATCGTAAGACATAGTAGTTCTCCTTTATGAATTAGTCTTTGTAGAGTGCGGACAGAGCGTGATACAGTGCCATCTGAGCCTTGCAGTTGTCATTGACAAGGGTGATACCCAAGCCTTCTGCAAGCTGTCTTGCTTGAGTCAAGGAAGTGTTGCTGAGTGCGTACAGCCAATCCAGCTCAATCTGACTCTCAAGAATCAGAGTCACCTTTTGAAAACCTTTTCCCTCTTGTTCAACTTTCATTTCATTCCTCCTTAGCAGTTGGCAGAGCTGGACATCCAACTCGGCTCTACATTGTAATCCGCATCGATTGTATTGGGCCACGGGCCATCTTCAGTTGGAATACGCAGTTCCACTTCGATATCATGGTAGTCAGCTAGAGTACGAATCTCAGCGTACAGTGCTTGAATTGCATTGCAGTTTTCTGCCACACGTTGTACAGCATCAGCTTCATTGTAGATCATTTGATTCTCCTTTACGTTAGTTTGTTTACAGATTGTGCCATCAACAGGCAACCCACGATAACACCGATCCAGTGCAACGGGATGTACTTCGTTGGAGCCAGTAGAATACCATTACTGTTTAGCATGGTCAAGATAAATCCGATCAGAAAGACGATCATTACAATCCTTGACTCGCTACTTGAACAGTGATATACAATGCAGCGAATGCATTGAGGGGCCACGCGGTGTTATTGCTAGAGCAGGCCATCACCATGTTCAAAACCCACAAGATACATTGTACTACCAACATTGTCAATCTCCTATTTGAAAGTGAAGTAAGCGTCGAAAAACTCATTGTAAGCTGGCTTCTCGTAAGTAACAGTCCAACCAGCAGCCCGGTAGTGGTCTTCAACGTCGAGCCAACGGTTCTCGTAAACCTTGCCCCGAGTTTCACCACTTGCAGCCACAATCTTTGCCATTACAGCATCTTGTTTTACAGTGGTGGTTCCTTTGAGCTTGGCTTCGAAGATGCATTCGTTGAATGCTTGGATCACGAAGTCTGGGAATTCACGTTTAGCAAATGCTGCTTGCACTTCTTCTTTGGTAATCGGCTTTAACATTACACCCTCCCACGGTAATTACGAGCACGCTCATCGGCGGCATTCTTTTTGTCAATTGCTTCTTGAGCAAGCTGACGACCTTTGTGGGCAACTTCCCTTTTACTGTTTTCCCACATTGCTTCGTACTGATTCCGCATATCTTGAACTTCTTTCAACAGCTTGTCAAGCTTTGCGATGCGCTTTTCGAAACTCTTTTGATCATGGCAATCGAAATCAAGTTGGACGTATTTCGAGCAGTCATTGATCTTGATGTGTCCGTGCATCCACGCAGTGCCTTGTTCTACATACCGCTCACTGATATCCTTCAGCAGTGGTGTTTCGATTTGGCAGACTACGCTACCAGTTTCATCAGCACATGGTGAGAGGAATTCTTTACGTACATAACGAGCCATTAAATCTCCTTATCTGCTTGATGTTGGTATCTAACTTGGAACGACCAAGCGTTCTTTCTGCATTCAACAGAACGTCTTTCATCCATTGGCCACCAGTAGAACACATCTACATCCCACTTGTCAACACCGTATCGTTCAGTACGGATAATTTCTACTTTGCAACGACTACTGCCTTCCCAGATTTCACCAGCGTTGAAGGCCGGACCATCCGGGTTGTGAAACTTCTTTGCACCATTCATGAAAAAGCCTCCAAGGCTGCTAAGCGATGGAGGCCATTCTACAGGTTTACAGCTTTGTGTCAACCACTAAATGCAAATATCTTGTGTAATCCACGTCACCCGGCAAGCCAGTGTGAGAGTAGTCAGTCACTTTCTTCTCAAAGAAGTTGTCGTGACGGGCACCAGACAGCATCCAATCCATCCATTCCAAAGGGTTTGGACGTACATAACCTTTCAGGCCAAGCTCGTTCAGACGTAAGTCTTCAAGGAATTCCATGTATTCATAGCCATCCTCTTTGGTCAGGTCTTCAGGCTCGCCGTGTGTATAGATCAGGTCCAACAGGTGCAGCTCAGCTTCTTTGTACTTGCGAGCTGTGGCACGCAGGATACGATCCAGACGTTCGTTCTCTACTTCTGTCAGGTCTTGACGTGCTACAGCCAAGATGCGGATGTTGTTCTGGACGTGTTCCTGTTCATCAGTCAACGACCATTGGTTAACATCGTTGAAGCCCATGATGATGCCTTGACGCTTGTAGTTCAGCAACACCATGAATGCAGCGAACAGACCTTGACCTTCACCCAACAGAATCTGACCCAAGCCTACACAGAACTTGAACTCATCGCGGTCTTGAGGCTCGTACAGAGTCTCTTCCATTGCATCGATCTTGTCCCGCATTTCCTTGTAATCATGGAACGCTGTCCACTCGCTATCAGAGAAACCAAAGGCTTCAGCAGCAAGAGCGTAAGCCCGTTGATGCATCACTTCTTTAGCCATCTGTTCGATCAGGACGTTACGAATCTCGTTGTTCTTTACGAAAGGGAGAATCTTGCTGTATCCAGTTGCAACAGTTCGGTCCAACTCAGTGAACATACACAGTAATGTCTTGATGATGTACTTGTTGACATCATGCGAAACAGTCTTGGTTTTCAGGCCATCGGCACTGTGGTATTGTGCAACGTCATCAACCATTTGAATCTGTCCAGTGTGCCAGTACAACTCTTGACTCTGACGCTTGGAGGCTTCAGCAGCCCACGGATATGTAAAAGGACGATATGCCTTGCTCTCTACAAAAATACTCATTGTGTCTCCTTATTGAAATGTTTGCGAAGCCCTCTGCTCAATCGGGAGGCGTGGCTTTCTGATACACCAAGTATATCACCAATCTCTCGCATCTTGTAACCTTTTGCCCGAAGTGCGATTGCCTGTTCTTGCCCTTCTGTGTCGATACGCTCTTTAGAGTTTAGGAACCTATCCTTGTCTCGCATGTCATCCATATTATCTTGGTGACTTCCTAAGAATAAGTGCGAAGGGTTGACACAAGAGGTAACGTCACACTTATGGCAGACCTCTTCGTCAGCAGGATCAACTCCGTGATATAGCTCGTAGCTCACTCTGTGAGCGTATTCCATCTTACCCCTACGCCTTTGAAGTCCAGTGTGAAAGAGGCCGTAACCTCTCCCGTGTACACTGGCTGTCCAAATCCAGCAACCACTTTCGGTCACTGGTTCGAACTTCTCTTCAAAACGTTCGAGCATGGATTTGTTATCCCATCTGCTCGCCATATTTAGCCTTCACACGAAAGGCATGTGTTCTCTGTGAACTCAATCTTCATCTTGACAGCATTCAAAGGGGCTGTCGAGCCATCACCGATAGACACCTTGGTGGCAGCAGAAGAGCGGCAGTAATACAGGCTCTTCAAGCCTTTAGCCCATGCAGCCATGTGAATGTCTGTCATTTCCTGACGTGTGATATCAGGACGAACATAGATGTTCACGCTCTGACTCTGGCAGATATGAGGCTGAGCAGTTGCAGCAGCTTCGATAATCCACATCGGGTTGATTTCACGAAGAGTCTTGTAGACCATCTTCTCGTGCTCAGACAAGAAGTCAAGGTTCTGACATCCTTCATCCAACATCACTTGCTTCCAGACTTCTGGTGTGTCCTGTCCTTTCTCTTGCAACAGCTTCTCAAAGTGCGGGTTCTTAATCAAGTAACTACCAGCACGGCCTTGAGCGTTGAAGCACAAACCAGCCCACGGCTCCCGACTTGGAGACACGTTCACCAACGAGCTAGAAGACGCGTTAGGGGCGATAGCGAACAAGTGGCTGTTACGGTAGCCGGAGCCTTCGCAATCAGGTGCCTCGCCTCTCAGAGAGCCCAGACGGATGCTTTCTGCTACAGCTTGACGACGCATGTGCGAGTGAACCATGTTCGTGTGTTGAATGTTACTGTTGAAACCACCGGACTCGAATGCAATATTGTGACGTTGCAGGTAAGAGTGCCAGCCCATCAGACCAATGCCCAATGCACGTTCTTTCTTGGCCGAGTGAATTGCACGTTGCAAACTCTTCGGAGCCAGACGAATGAAGAACTCTAACACGTTGTCCAAGAATCGAACAAGGTCAGCAATCATGTTTGTATCTTTCCACTCGGGGAACTTGTCAGCGTTAGGCGAAGACAGGCAACATACAGCAGTTCGCTTAGCCGATGTTCTCAGTGTAATCTCAGAACACAGGTTAGATTGCACTACATGATAACGTGGATTAGTGATTTGCTTTGGTAGGTTACGGTTTACAGTGTTGATAAACAACATGTAAGGTTCACCTGTATCCTTGCGGACATCCATCAGCTCATCCCACAACTCACGTGCGTCTTCAAAGCGACCAGTGGGGCCATGCTTCGGATCAACCAGTTCCCACTTCTCACCAAGGATCACAGCATGCATGAATGCATCTGGAATGTTCAATCCGTTATTCAGGTTGAACATCTTCTGATCTGCTACACCACCACTCGGGTTACGCATTTGCATGAACGGACGAATCTCGGGGTGAGCCATATCCAAGTAGACGGCCATACTACCACGTCGGGTGCGGCTCTGTCGATAGGCAATACACATGGCATCATACAATTTGTTGTGTGCCATAACACCAGTGGACTTTTCATCTGGGGCACGTTGACCGGCATACAGGCCAACACCACCGCCCATCATGCTCAGCACTTTGGCTTCAGCATCTGCGATAACCAAGCCTTCTTTGCTATCTGCAATCATAGACAGGAAGCAGCTAATAGGCAGACCATCGGGCTTCACGTTAGCTTCCAGCCAGTCACCAGCCTCTTGGAATTGGTCTTCACCAAACTCAGGCCAGATAATGTCTACAGCGTTAGATTGTACAGGGGAAGCTCCTACAAACCATTGCTTGCTAGCGTAATCATAGATACGCTGAGCAAATGCATAATCACCGAACGAGAAGCAGGTCGCCATACGAGCGATGGTTTCCTGCGGACTGTTCTCGTGTTCACGTTTGTAGAAGCCCTTACCTGTGAGCATTGCCAAGCCTTGTTCGGGGATAGTCCGGTCACGGCTATAGTCAATGGTAATTCCTAGGTATTGGGCTTCGTGTGTCAAGAAATACTCCTTAGTCTTCAATCATTTTATCTTGTGTTCCAACGTAGCTCATGCGACGTAGGTGTGTTCTTACTTCAGCATCTTTGACAGAACGAATCTGAGCATCAATACTTGCACAACCCGTAGCAATCCAATCTGCATCTGTGCGTTCAAAGCCTTGTACACGAATACCTGTGTAAAGAATGTTGTTGATTGTTCGATGTGTACTGGCAACTAGCTCGTAACCAAGATCAACTTCCATCCCATTGGTCTTAAGGATTGCTTCAAACACCTTGACGTTCTGACTTTCATAAGCTTCTTTGAATCCGTCCACAAGGAACAGGTCATGGAAGCTCAAGTTATAATCTGTTTCGCGACTACCTTCTGCGATATTTCTGTTCATTTATTTCCCCTTACGGCTTGGAGCTACATTATTTGGAATGAGTTGTCTGTGTTGAATGAATCCTTTCAAGTTACCACTCCATAAGTTGCCGTCTCTATCTGAATGTGTAATACCGCCCTGCCATGTTTCTGGGAAGCCCGGTGCATTAACTTCAAAGTCGTATGCAAATCCGTGTTGATACTTGTATGCTTCCATTGGCTTAGCCTGATGTTCAAATGGCGAAGCATGTACTGGTTCAGACTCTACCAAACGATCATAAATCATCTGAGCTTTCTCCAGAGTGTCATCCAGCTTGCGGAAACTCACTTGGGCACAGCACGAGCTAGAAATAGCCAGAGCGTGATCCAGAGGGATACCACAGTTAAGCAGCCAGTAGCCTTCACCGAAGTAAGGCATATGCCAATCATCAGCCGTTAATTGCACAGGGTCTTGCGAGTCGAGTTGTTCCAGCATTGCAACAGCCAGTGCTCGAATTTCTGGTTGTGCATCGGCATGATCACGAAGCCAGAACCAGTTCTCGAAACAAGTTGCAGTAACTACGGTCTTCATGGTCTGGAATGGTTCCAGAATACGGTTAGCTACTTGCTTATGCAAACCAATGCGAGTCATTGCTTCAGCGATGTTACAAGCGGCCTTAGCTGCGATCTTCCAGAGTTTCTGTGCTGCCTTCTTACGGAAGAAGCCCAACTCTTGTTTCGCTTGCATACCAGCTTGATTGGCGCCCCAATGAATTGGCATCGCTGGATCATTTCTTACTTGGTCAATAATTGTTGCAACAGGGATAGCCCGAGAGCTTGCAGCGTTGCGACTGAAAAGACGATGGGTCATCAGTTCACCGTGGATGAACCGCTGATATTCGAGTTCAAACGTAACGATCAATTGTCCGTTTGGTGTCTGTGAGTAGGCGATGATTTTTGCCTTGATTCCTGTTTTTAATTCATATGGGATGGACACAACATTACCTCCTTATGTGAGTGGATGGGAGTAATTCTACTCCACATCCCTATCTCAGTCAAGCCTTATTTCGACGATCAATTGCATTTACCCATGAACAGGCGACAGCAGCAATCTGAATCAATTCTTCACGTAGAGTTGCTGTGTTACCAGCAATAGCCTCATCACGAGCTTCCATCAATTCTTCATTCAGAATGTCTTGCCACGAACAGTCAGTAGCTCCTAGCCGCTCATCGCACAGGGCTTTGGCGAACTCTGTCGTCAGTTCAATATCATGTTCAACAGACACTTCGAACACATCAGGCAGGAAGTAGTCTGGATGATTCTGTTCACCCCACTTCGTAATCTGCCGGTTCATTTCTTCTGCAACTTCTGCAACGGAAGTGTAGTTCATCGGATGCCTCCTGTGATTGTCAGTTCTAATTGAGCCAACACGTTAAACGCTTCGTGTGCAAGGTGCAGCAGGTCAGACTCTTCATCTGTACGAAACTCAGGGGTTAGCCCTTTGCCCGTTTGAATGTGACGTTTGATCCGGTGACGTGAGGCAGCAGCATCAAAGGAAATCTCTGCGTTTGGAAGGTTCTTCCAGTCGTGAGGTTTGTAGCCTTTATGCTCAGCAGCCCATGTCATCACTTCACCAACAGCCATGATAGCGTTCGGGAAGCCATGATCGAACAGTTCGATTGCGATCTTTCCAACCTTACGTTCTTCTAGAACAGGGCGTGCAATCGTGCCACAGGCAGCTACAGCAGAGGGTTGTTCACCAATAATCAGCTCCACTTCTTCTGGACGCATGAAGTTGAGAGTGCCTTTGTCATTCTTAAAACGGCAAGACTCTTCGCAATCGTCTCCATCTTTTTGTCGAAAGATGATATCTCCCGGTTTGTATTTACCGAGACAATCAGATAAAACACGAACTGCCGTACCTTCAGCCAAATCCCGTAGTTGTTCACCAGTCAGGTTCATTATCAATCCTCCGTATCAATGTCGATTTCTACTTCCACGTATGGAATGCCCATCAGACGCTCTAGCTGAGCGGACAGAACACGCATACACAGATACCCTTGCATGAGTTGGTCATCAGGGAATTCAGTCAGTACAAACTCTTGTAGACGCTCATAGGCTGCTTGATCCACAACTTCACTCGCCAGTGCTTCAGTAGTCATCAGCACACCGCATCATGGATTGGGAATGGTTGTCCCGGCACGCCAAAGCTGGGGCGAAGAGTCGGCATCGCTGGTACGTTATATTGCGGAGTAACTTTCCGCAGAACCAAGTTCAAATGGTCTTGAACGATCTTGACTTGCTCTTTAGTCAGAGCTTCTTGTTGGCCCAGTTCAAGGGCACCTTGTAACCAATAGCAAAATTGAAGTGCTTCCAATTTGATTCTCCTTTTGTGTGAATATGGGGCTAGCTTACTGGCTAACCCCTTGATTGTCAAACGATATTCGAGAGCAATGTCTTACGTTTCTCTTTGCTCAGCTCGTTTACACGAGAACGTCGCTGTACGCCAGTGGTGATGTTGCGATACCGCTGGTACTTACCGAAGTTACTGTAATGGAATCCGTCCTTAACCCACTCATCCATGTCCAGAATGCCATCAACGTAAACGTCGAAGTTAGGCAGCTTGTCATCCCAGCTCGAAAGAATATCATACAACTCTTCCAGAGACAATACGTCATAGATGTTGTAATCCTTCATTTCAGCCCATGCTTCTGGGTTGCCTTTCAGGCATTCAGCCCACAGCAAATGACCCGGAAACTGCTTGTGTGTCTGCTTCTTGTACACAGTGCAGAGCTTATCTGTCATATATTCCAGCTTGTTGGATGTAAATCCAAACTGACGCTTGGCAATCTCCATCGTATCAATCTGACGGAAGTGAGAAGGCTTCGGCAGCCCATTCAGAATGAACCGTGCAAAGATTTTCTTCACGTCGAATCGACGGGAGTTCTGACCAACCACAATATCAGCTTCATTCAGCAAACGCCACAACGAATCGAGCAACACGGCATCATCTTCGAAGTCGTCTTGACCTTCCAAGTCCTGATAAATCACTTCCTCAGTTCCTTTCCATTTCGCACAGAAGCTCAGGATGCTCCAGTCTTCAACGATCTGGTTCAGACCTACGTTCTGGTCCCACAGGCGCCAGACATGACCAAGAATTGGCTTGGTTTCAATGTCGATGAACAGAATCTTTGGTCCGTCTACAGCAGGGGCAGAGTCGTAAGGAACGCTACCAAGCTTGCGGATGTAGTCTCCCACGGTAGAGCGGGGAATGTCAAGATGCTTTGCGATCTGACGCTGACTCATACCATCTTCCCAGTATTGACGTGCTTCTAGTTTCCAATTGCTCATTGTTTACTCCTTCCTAAAATGTCTACGATTTGTGCTCTTCGACCTTTTGCAGTCGATGCGGGTGCGATACCATTCTCACTGATGAACTTCCTGACCTCTTTGACAGGGTATTTGCAGATCAAGATTGCCTGTTTTTCAATCAGGGCATCTTCATGACTCATTCCATTCCGTTCAGCGTATGTCTTAGCTTTATGGCATGGCTTACAAATTAGCCCAAGGTCTTTTGCAGACACGCACACAATACCCTCTACAAACGACTGGAGGTCTTCCAGCTTGCGTAGCGAGTATTCTCCTGTGAGGTGGTCAACCTCAATGTCTTTTAGTGCGAACTCTTTCTTACATTGATAACACTCACCGCCCCAAACTTCTGGGAACCTTGTAGCATTCTTAGCTACAGGATTTGCGATACGCTTACGGTTAGCCTTAAGAAACTCCAACTTAATCGGGCTCTTGTTCCAAAGGGAACGGCGAATGCCGCCCCTTACGAAACTCAGAAATGCCGCTTCAGTCTTCCAAATATGAGGGTACTCAATCCACGGCTGGTTCATACTCCCCACTCCGCGAGCAGGGCTTCTTGTGGTGTCATACCCGCTTCGAAGTAATCCTCATACATGAACGGGGCTCGATCAACGAGCTTCCCAATACTTCCGCTCTCAGCGTAAGCCAGCTCCACTAGTTCATCAAACCAGAAGTCGAAGTCTCTCATAGAATGCCCAACTTAGTCAAGACATTCTTAACAATGATTCGATCATCTACCCAACGCTTCATGAATGCACAGTCAACATACATTTGAAGAATGCTCAAAGCATCTGCATCGTAATCGATATCGTTGCAAGCTGTATAGCGAAGAGGTGCAGGATACCACGTCAGGTATTGGTTGTAAATAGCTTCCCAACATTCTTTATCTGTCTTACAGTCTTTCAGGACTTTCAGGGCAGAGACATCACCAAACTGTACTTTTCCACCGCCAGCTTTCTGTGTCTTGATGTCGAGGATGTCAACTGGGCGATACCCGTCAACCTTGTCTCCAGCCAGAATCTGGTAGTATAGGAACATGCGACCAGAGCCACGTACTTTTCCTTTTTCATCTTGATAGATTTCTCCCAAACCAGTAATGAAGCGTGGCTTATCATCTTTGTCTGGATTGTGCAACCATCCATGACATTGGCCAGCGTCTTTATCAGATGTGTATTGGACGATCTTCTGTCCTGCCTTAGCGCCATCGTAAGCGCGTATAGACGACATATCGTCCACTTCCATACCATCGACCACGATAGCTCCTAACTCGTCTATCATCCACTGCCGAAGGGCTCCTAGCAGCACTGGGCGAGCCGTACCGTCACGGTTACTCTTGTAGCGTCCACCAATCGTACTCTGCGTTGCATTGTTTTGCACATACACTTGAGGGAGTAGGATGAAGTCGCGGAAGTTATCTTTCCCGCTAATGTAAATCTCCAATCTATTTGCCCGCATATCATTCTGTGCGGTTTGAATCATTGATGTCACTGTACTCTTTGCATAGCTCAAGTGTTTGGGCTCAGCATGATCAGTGATTTCATACATATCAACTGTGTGATCTGTGCCTGCAAGATACTTCTTGAACTCAGTGCGGTTCTTCCATTCTTCGATCACACCCTTCTCGATGTGTCTACTCTTGATACTCTTCACTTCGTTGGCAGCAGCAGCCTTGTAGGCAATACTGTCAGCATCCAAGATTCCGATTACCTCTTCTGTCATGTTAGCCTCCATAAACAAAAATGGCCCCAAAAGGGGCCAGATGGTCTTTCTAAAATTAATTGTCGTAGCTGGTTAGTTCCTTGAACTTCGCAGTTACTTCAGCAGTCTTTGCAGCGAACTCTTCAAACACGTTCTGTGCTTCGAGTGCAGCAGCTTTTGCTACAAGAGCCAGATCAGCGGCAGGAATGCCGTTTGGATTGGTTTTCTTGTTGAACTTCGCGTCTTTCTTGAGCTGTTTGATGTCTTCAGCTCGTACCAGTTGCTCGGTCAGCAGTTCAACCAAACGGTCAAACAGCTCTTGTTCAGTTAGTGTTACTCGTTGTACTTCAGTCATGTTTCTCTCCTTATTCAATTGGTGTTGTTAGTAGTGCCATGAAGAAACCCATGATCCAATACCATGTTGGTAGGTCGAAGGCCAAGCCTGTGATCAAGCCGAATATCCAGATCATTCGTTATACAACCAAACTGGAACTTGAATATCTTCAGGACCACTATCCATTCCGCCGAAGCTCTCTGGATCATCTTCAATCGCATCCAGTGCATCTTGCTCGTTGGTGTAGTAGTAGATGCTTGTATAGCCATCAGTACCACCAGCAACTAAATACAGAGTCTTGGTGGTGAGTGTCTTCTCAAGCTCAGCACGAAACTCTTCAGCCATTTCGTTCTCTTCCGAGTTCAAGTGGCTCATCAACGAATCAAACTGTTTCAAGATTTGCTCTTTCATGTGAATCTCCTGTCTGGTTGGTGTGGGCACATCTTACAGAGCGTGCCCTTTGCTGTCAAGCATTAAGCACATCAAATTTCTCATACACAACCCAACCACCTTCCGTTTCAGGTCCGGCATTGTCGATCACATAGGCACCAGCTTTGAAGTAGAATGGGAATTCCTTCCACAATTCATCAACAGGCAGTGCAAGGTATGTGTCATTGAGGAACATCTGTAGGAATGTCTCTACTCCAACAGAGGTTACTTGTACGCCATATTCAAACGCTTGACCTAGTGAGCAAGGCACCGATAGCACCTTGACGGATGATCCTGTAGGAGTAGCCCGCACATCAATCCGTGCAACACCATTCCACCAAGTGACCATTAGATATGGATTAGAGGCTTTGTGTGCATGAATCTGACCTACGATAACCTTGCCGGAGCTTGGAGCTAGTTCAACTCTCACCGTACCCAGCATAGAGTGATAGCCATCACCTGCCACCCAGTTATACGGTTCACCAGAGTCGGGAAGTGTCTGACGACTTTCAGTGCGGGGATTGGAACTACTACCAGATGTATCACCTACAACAGAACACCAGTAGTTTGTGTGACCTTTGGGATCAACCCAGACCAGATCGGCTGGGGGTTTTTCAGGGAATTGATATACAACCCCATGTGCTGTGATATTACCAAAACTAAACATCTTATTCTCCGTTTAAAGCTTCACCATGTTCAGCGTGCCATCTTTTGTGACACAAAGAACAGAGCCAGCGTACAGTTAATGGAAAGTCATAGTCATCGTGGTGTGCTTCGACTGCGAAGTCTGAGTCACATTCTACACAGTTATCAATCTTTGTCAACACTCCGTCGCGAACTGCATTGTTTAACGCTGTATGTGCAGCGTATTTCTTCGGGTTGTCTTTTCGATATCTTAGTATAGTCTTACGCTTTGACGCTTTACCAGCATCCGTCTGGATGTAAGCTCTTCGTGCTGCAACACGCTCAGGATTCGTTGCTCGGCTCTTCTCATAGGCCGTGTACTGTTCAAGCTTCTCTAGACGATTGGCTCTTACTCTAGCCTTGCGACAATCCTTACAAGTCTTATCCTTTGCGTAGTAGGCATCATGGGGCTTTTCAGCCCCACAAGCTTTACAGATGAGACTTATTCTCAAAAGGGAATGTCCGAGTCAAAGTCAGCCTGTACAGGAACCACTTCAGCCTTCGCTACAGCAGCCTTAACAGCGTCCTTAGCTGGATCAGCCTTGGCGCTACCGTAAGATGCAGCTTCAGCTTCGAACACTGGCTTCAGAGAGCTGGTGTCGTAGTTCAGGGCACGCTTCATGGTGTTCTTCACAGATACACGCATTTGCTTCACGGCTTCTGGATCGTTCTCACCGTGCAGGTTAACACAGTGCAACAGACCCTCTGGAACTTCAGGAATCGCAACGCCTTCTGGAACCATACCTACCAGTTTGATTTCTTCAGTGAAGAATGTTTTGTCACCAGTTTTGGCTGGCTTCATCCATACACGGAACTCGAACTGTACAACTTTACCGATCAACTCAGCAGCACGTTCTTTGTTGAACAAACCGTTGTCATCCAACAGTTCAGCAGCAGCAGCCAGTTTGTGCAGGCCGTTGTTCTTGGCCAGTGCCCATACTGCTTTACCATTACCCAGATCATGCTTGGCGTCACGCAGGTTGTACGGCCGTGCAACGATCTTTTCTTTGGTGCCCGGTACAGTGAACTCGTAGTTCAACAGCATGCGAAGTGGCAGAGGCTTCGAGTTACCGAAGAACTGACCCTTATCTACCAAGACTTGTGGGAAGTCAATGGAGAATGCAATTTGTTGTACTGGCTTCTGAGGCCAGCATTTCAGTCGAGCTTGCTTACCAGTTTCACGGTCGATACCGTCTTTGAAGTAGGTAGCTGGGAATTTCTCAATCTCAGCAGCTTCATCAGCAGCAGTACCAGTAAATGCCTTTTCGGCATCTTCAAGCTTTTGGTTGCCCAAATCGTAGAGGCCAGAGATAACACCCGGAATCGAGCGGGATTTCTTAGCAGTGCCAGAAACTTCTACTACGTGTTGGTTCAGAGCATCCCAGTCAACTACCTTACGCTCTTTGCCTTCGGTTTGATTGGTGTTAGTGATGTTCAGTTGAAAAGCAGCCATTATATTTCTCCTATCTTAAGTGCCATGATTGGCGATGGAAGGGCACTCGCCCTTCATTGGGGGTTGAGACTCAGCGAATCTCTTTTACAGCAGCGTAAGCAGTGATGATCACGCCAGCTTTCTTACCGCCTTGATACGCCTTTTCTTCTCGGGCATGATCACGGTCGAATGTTTTCAGGTATACAGCTTCACCATCTTCGTCTTCAACAACGTAGAGGTAAGTGACGCGAGGCTTAGGGCCAGAAGTTTCACCAGACACTCTGGTTACAGTCGCTTTGGTTACCAGTTGTAGGTTTTCAACATCAACCGCAATAGACCTGCCATTGTCTAGCAGCACTTCAGCGTCTGGTTGGTAGATTGTGTAAGTACGGTCTACCGCAGTAACAATGCCTTGTTCACCTTCGTAACTCAAATGCTCACCAAGGCAACGACCTTGTGCGTCAGGTTGGTCCTGAATAACTACACGGGCACCTACAACGATTTCCGGTTTGATATCTTGTTTAATGCGTTCCACAGTTCATCCTCCTGTTTGTGTTTGGTATGTGTTCATTGTACCTTGATTTGGGGCTTTGTCAAGCCCCTATTTGCGCCATTAGTGGCAACCAGCCCACGAGCGTTCAACGATGTAACCAGCCGTCAAGTCAAGCAGGACGGGAGCTACAGGTGAATCAATCCCTTCAGGTGCAGCGTAGAATTGTCCAGCTTCGCGCACAGCGTCTGTTGCCAGTACACCCGCTCGGCAGTAGGCCACGTAGAACCCACGGTCGTTATGCGAGATATCAGACCAAACTTCACCAGATTCAGCGAGCTTGAAGTCTTTGTACTCTTGGCAACCAGCCTTCAATTTCTTGTCAGCTTCTTTCAGAGCGTCCTTGTCATCAAATGCAGTGAAGCCAATCGATGCATAAGTGTAAGCCTTGAACTTGAACAGTGATGCCGATGCCTCTAGTTGTGCTTCGTCGTGATACGCAATCATTTGCTGACAGAATGTTTTGCTCTTCCAGTCATCCAAGAAGAAGTCAACAGATAAGCCTTCTGCTTTCAGCTTACGATCATGCAATACCATCGCCCGTTTTGCACAGATAACACCACCACTCTGGAACAAGCTATTCAGGATTGCGTGAGCCGAACGCGTAGGCACGCGTCTCCCGTCAATACCATAAATGAACTTCTTACCATTTGCTTCCCATTGTTTCTGTAGTGCATCCTTCAACATCTTGAGAGGGAATGCAGCATCCCAGAATGCTTCGAACACTTGGTTGCCGACTTCAATCGAGCTACCAATCGTCTTAGCTACCTTAGCAGCTTGAGCCCCGTATGTACAACCGTACTTAACGTTCTTCGCTGGACTCCGACCAAAGTCAGTACCAATGATCTTGCTGATAGCTTTCGCCATCATTGTGTGAACGTCGAACGGTTTCTCCAACATCAGAGATTTGCAATACGCTTTATCATCAGCATCATACATGTAGCAGTATGCCGATTCTACTCGTGCTTCCAAGCTATCAAAGTCATACCCGATCTGGAAGTAGCCTGTGGCGACTCCAAACAGCTCTCTCAGCTCTTTCCCGAACAGAGAGGTAACACGAGGTACGTTGGCCACCTTACGGTGCTTAAAACGGCTTGTAGCGGCTCCACAGGTGTCTGCTGGGGTTGCGATACGACCATCAGGACGTACACCAGCCATGTAACCCTTTTCTGGTTCTTCGTCTGGGTCTTCCCAGTCTTGACCACCACCAAGAATACTGTTGCGACGATGCTTGAACGTCAGGTATTCAACGATATCCTTTGTGAAAGGGAACTGCTCAGTGATACGTTCCAAGTCAGGGCACATTTCCTTATCAGCCCCAACAGTGAAGCTTGGGTTAGACAAGACTTTCAGTCCTTGACGTTCAGCCCGTTTCAGCATCTGACGACGTACAAAGTCTTTGCTGCTCTTAGGCGTAACACCCAAGCCTTCTAGATGTTCCAATCGGTGATTCTTAAACGCACTATCGAATGTTTCATCGATGTAACGGTTAATCTTGATTAGAAGCTTCTCGGCATCCAGCTTAACCTTTTTATCATCAACCGTCAAATCCTTTTCTTTGTACTCGTTTGGATGCCAACCCAAACTCACCAGCCAGTTTTTGATGTGGGTTGTGTTCCCAATCTCAGCAGGCATATGTGTCTTGAGTGGAACACCTTCAGCCAGAGGCAGGTCGTACTTATGCCCAAACATGTACAGTGTGCGACCATCCACAACACCTTCATACTTCGCAACGAATTTCTCCATATGCGAGGACAGTTCACCATTCTTCTTGAACTGATTCTTTGGTGGTGTGTAGTCACCCATGAACTTCTTGGTTGCAGGTCGTGGAGGCAGCAGCGGTTCAACTTTCACCCGTCGCTCTTCCATCATTGCGTCCAGCTTCGTCAGAGCAGCCTCGGCCTTCTTCATATCAAACCAGAAGCCACGGTGTTCCTGTCGAGTGATCAGCTCAGCTACTGCGTGTTCCAGCTTCAATGCAGAAGCCCACTTCTGAAACTCGTGCATGCTATCCAAGCCATACGTTTCAATCAGCATGTTGTATACTTCTGTGTTCGCCTTTACGTCGAAGATACAGTAGTACAACATGTCAGCCGCGAAGTGTTTGAATCGTTCGCTTACATGAACCTCTTTACGGAACTTGAATTTCTCAGATGTACCACCAGCCGCCAGTTTATCCAGCGAGTGACCACCGTATCGATCTGGGTTCAGACACTTGGATACAACCAGTGTGTCAAAGATCGATAGAGGCTTTCCAGCCCACTTATCCTTTGTCCACGTGGTTAGTCCGCCATCTTTGATTTCATCACCAATGCTGTAATCAAAACCGTACACGGCTTTCATTGCCAACAAGTCATAACTGATTTGGTTGTGTGCTACCAGCCGATTGAACGTTGTGTTCTGAATGAAGCCTTTCAGCTCAGCCATTGGGCGATGGGTATAGTCCACCGGCTCATAGCCTTCAGCGAGAGTGTATACGCAGCCTTCAATCGTTTCAGAATGCTCACGACCATCGAACTCATACTTCTCGCCATCATGGAACGCAACAATCTCACCACTCACGTGGTTCTGAAATACTACACAGTGTGTGCTATAAGACGGAAGCAGCTTGTACGGAGACGCTTGATAATCAATCGTTTCTTCGTTCAAGAGGTTGGTCGCTTCGATGTCCCATGTCCAGTCGTCGGCTTTAGCCCACGGCTTCTTTTGAAATGGAATCATATTTCCTCCTTTGAATTGATAGAAGGAGTCTATAGAAGCCCTCCTTCATTGTCAAGCCTTATTCGTCATCGCCAGCTTGGAAAGCTTCGTACTCGGCCTTGACGGCTGGGTTGCGATCCAAGTAATCGTTCAAGTCATACAGCTTGTGCTCACGGTTGACATAGATGTAACGGCCTGCTACTGGAGCTGTGTTACCAGTCCAACGGCATTTGGTCATCTTGAGCTTGGTAACGTTTCGTTCAATCTCGTTCTCAGCTTCTTTGTTCCGTGTGAACAACAGGTTGCATGCAGCCGACTTGAAGATGGCGCTAGAGCCTTGGAAGTCTTCTTCGTGGATGTCAGCACCAGTAGAGTTAGCCTTCTGTCCACCGCTGCTCTTACGAACGTGGTTGACGTTGATGAAGGTTACGCCGTGAGACTTCACAGTCCCTTTCATGAATCGCATGAATACAGCTTGCTCATCGATGCTCATGCCGTCCAGAATATCCTGAAGTGGGTCAAGTACAATCACCTTGCAATCACACTGAATGATAAGGCTCATGATCATTTCTTTCAGCTCTTCAATCGAGCCATCACGATCATCAACCAAGTGCCATCTGTGCGAGCCATCTGTGTTGAAGAACAATTCATCACTGGCTTCCTGTGCTTCTGGGCTATTCAGGAACGCTACTTTGTCTTCTACACTTGGAATCAAATCAATCTTGATACCCATATGGCGAGACAGAATCTTCGTACCGTACTGAGCACAGTCGCTTTCCAGCGAGATTACGCCGATCTTGTGTGGACTGTTGAAAATCCAGTGATACACACATTCGTCAATGATTGTCGATTTACCAGTACCGCTGGCACTACCCAAGTTTACAATAACCCCGAGTGGAATACCACCACCCATCAGCACTTCAACTTCGTGCATAAAATCTGGCAATGGAATCTTAGGAACGATTGCCGCTTGACGGATTGCAGTCATCAGAGTACCAGAGCCTACAATGCCTGTTGGCGTGTAAGGTTGTGCTTTGAAGAATGCACTCACGAATTCACGAGAACGGCTTACGGGCTTCTGTGCTTCGTTGTCCCAGATGTAGCAGTTTGGGTCTTTCAGGCCCATGTCCATCACGTAAGCTTTACCCTTCGGCAGAGCCTTGGCAATCTTCAACGCAGCTTCCATACCAGCTTTATCGTTGTCCATGCAGATGATCACACGCTCAAAGCGATTAAACCATGCGTACTGAGCCGCTACCTGCTTGTGGGCGCCGCTTTCACCAATAGTCGAGCTGACTACAGGGATACGTTCGAACGCCTCTTCACCGGGCTTACGCTTGCCTTCCTGATAGTCATACAACATCTGACTGGCAGAGAGTTGATCCAGTTCACCACCAACGATCAAGCAATACTTGTCACGTCGTTCTTTGAATCGGAATTGACCAAACAGTTCACATTCTTTACCAGTCTCACCAACTGGAGCCGGGAATGCTTTTGGAACCTTTCGACCTTTGTAACCTGTCAGGTTGTAGTCAATCGTACACGGATACAGTTGCTCGTTTACCAATCCAGTGTTCTGATCGATCCCGTGCAAGATGCCAAAGTATTTGGCTGTATCAGTTCGGATACCACGGAACCCGTAGGTTTCATGCGTATAAGTTTCTTTCATTCTTGCATGAATATCTGGATTAAACGGACTGCCCACGAAATCGTACTCCTTCTCTTCTTCTACACCATGTTCTTCGAACCATTCTTCACTTGGGATTGTGAACTCACAACTCCAACAGAAAGCCCCCTTGTGTCGCCCAACGCTGTCAGTCCCGTAGACCATCATGTTGTCGCCGCTATTGTCTCCACCTTTCTCACGACATTTCGGGCAGGCTATTTTGCCACCATGAAAAAGGTCAATGTCATACTTCTCAGCTAATTGTAACGGATTCATTGTTTACCTCATACTGCTACTGCAAACACCTCAGTTTCCTTGGCAGGAGTTTGTCCTGCTGCTGGTGATCCACCTTGTGGTGGCGTTGGACCTTTTGGCGGTTTCGGCCCATTCTTTGGTGGCTCTGGTTTATCCAGAGCTTTCATGCGATGGTACAGCCAAGTGTACCGATCACGATCTTCTTGCGAGAGAGGCACACCGATGCGTACTTCTCCTGTTGCAATGTCCTTGTGCATCGAAAACTGATCAAACCCTTCGGATGTTACGAAGTCAAACGCGGCTCCAATGTTGGGAGCGACAGCCATGAGCGTGTGACATTTCAGTCGGAACCGCGATTGATCAAGCATGGCTTTTAACCTCTGTGATAATCAAGGCACTAACCGAATAACCACCTTCGTTGTAGAAATCAATGATGTCTTTCTGTGCGGACTTGGCCTGATCCATATGGTCAAAGCCAAGCTGGAAGGTGTTCATTGCAATCCCTTCGCGGTAAGTCTTACGGATTGTTACAGTCAATACAGCACTCATTCGACCACCTCCAGTTCACTTTCCAACAACGCCCAATCGCGCTTACCATCTACCTCATGATCAAGGTCTACGATGTAACAATTACTACCGACGATGCTGCGAATGACCCCTTGAACACCGGGAGCCATCTGATCATCATCTGACATTGTATCGTACATATTGGCTTTGAGCTTAACACGATCACCAATTTTCATTCTTCAATCCTCCTTTTATGTTTTTGACGACGACGATACTTCGTGCGATCAGGTTCTACCTTAGGCACGTTCACACGTCGGTTGGGACCAGCTAATGGGTTGCGGGGTGTCCCGCCATTCTCATGCTTAGACATATCTTACCCAAGTCTCCTGTTCCAAGTCAACATGATATTGATCTTTCTGTGTGGCTGACTCAATAATCACTAACCACTCCTGATTAAAGATAGGTGAGGCACGTACATTGAAATCGGCTGGCACCTTAACAGATAAGGCGTTCAAGAAATCTTGAAGCTTGCCAACGTTCGTTTGTCTCACTTCAACCCTCCTTTGAGCCTATTGAGTGCTTCAATCAATCCATCAATTTCATCATCGTAAACGCCTACCGACTCTTGGTCAGATTGATCGGTAATCACAAGAATCCTCATGGCACCGCCGTGGATGTCCATTAACTGCACTGTAAGATCAGTATCTAGCCCAGCGGTAGTTTTTACCTTGATCATATTCGTCTCCTTGTTTGTCTGTGTGGTGAATTCTACACCGATCCTATCGACTGTCAACCCTTGATTTGAAATATTTATCAAACGCGAGGCAGCAAAAAGCCCGCACAATGGCGGGCTAAATGCTTCTGTAGACGACAGCTTGGGGCGTCATCAGGGTTGATCAGTGAACACCACGAAACCATGTATCCAAGATTTAATGATCTTTCGGCTTTCGTCGTTGCATGTTTAAAAGGTTCATTGTTGAACTTTTAGCCTTAACCGTTGAGTGCTAACCTTTGAACGTATTCATTGTATAGTTTATGCTGGATTCGAACCAGCTATAAGGACATTGAAATAGTCTTTAATCTCCGCGATTGGCTCCCCTGTTTAGGCCACAGAGGAAAAGGCCCACTGAATTTAGACAACTCATCGCTACAGAAAGAACTGATTAGATCAGTTCAATCTTGGTGGTGGCATTGACTTCAGACAGAGCGTAGTCAACTTCCAGAAGGAAGCCTTCGATGTCTGCTTGCAGCTTGTCAATAACGCCTTGAAGCTTGTTGGAGTCCAGAAGCTTGGCTTCGTTAGACTTCAGGAATGGATCACGGATGGCAGCTACTTCAGCTTCGTCAACCTTGCGGTCTTTGCCGACAGTGGTTTGAATCAGTTGATCCAGACGCTGGTTCACTTGAACGTTGGTGCGTTCAACTTGCTGAGTGGCCTGAGCCAGTTGCTGTCGCAGGTTTTGCAGCAACACTTGTTCCAGTTGAATGCTACCCTTACGCTCGATGGCTTCAGCGACAGTCATGGTGACATCGTTGATTACGACAGTGGCAACAGAGTTGCTTTTGACGATAGCAGATTTCAGAGCTGTACGCTGAGCGATCAGACCTTGTACCGATTGCAGGTTGGCTGTCAGGATGCCAGAAGCTTCCTGCTCACTTACGCCAGTGCCATGCTTACCACCAACGAGGGTAGTAATGAAGTTTGCGTTGGAGCCGCGTTGGATGCGGTCATTCAACGATTTGACTTGAGCCAAAGCCCGAGTAATAGAAATCTGAGTCATTTTGTTCTCTCCTTTGTTTGTTTCGATGTGGTCATTGTAGCAGGATTTCACCTGCTGTCAACCATTATTTTCAAGCAGTTGCACGTTCCAGTTTGGCCAGTGCTGCGTCAACATCGTCCTTGTAGTAGGTCTTACCGAAGACGACAACCTTATCACGTACTGGGACTAAGCCTACCACAACTAAACGGCTCTCGGTCGTTGCAATCATTTCAGTTCCACCATTGCCCCGGAAACTGTAGTCATCGCTGCCATATGTCAGGGTTCCATTGCTATACCCGAAGATATACAGTTCATCAGTATGGCAAACATTATCCCCGTTCATTGTCCACTTATAACCACGCTTGAATAGTTCTTCCTGTACTGCACGGCTGATAGCTGGGGATGCAACCTTGACTTTGATTTGTGGTAACATTATGTATCCTCCTTTTGAATTATTGGAAACTGAGCATTGCTTGCTCTAGTTCACGTACTTTACCATCATTGCTGACAGCTTGCAAGACCCTTGCAGAGAAATCTTGATTTGTTTCTGAGCCACCCTGTGCAAACGTGATCCCGATTTCTTTCATCACTTCCATACGTTCTGACACACGAAGCTTGAAGAACGCATGTGCTAAATCTCGATTCATTATTCTATCCTCATTCTAGTGATGAATTGTGTCCAGCGAATGTACGCTGCTTCTGGGCTCTTGTCAAACGAATTCAAACCAATGCCTGAACATTCCCATAAACCATGCTTCCAGTATCTGATACGAGGCTTGTTCATCGTGGCCATGCCCTCCGTGATGTGTAGTCGTGGAATCTTACTGACCACTTGCTGTAGTTTGACAGAGCCATCAGCGGATGTGCTACTGCGTCATGTAATACGGCCCATCGTAGCACTTCTTTTACGTTCGTGCAAGCGCTATTTGGATCAGTCTTCATTGAAGATACTCCAGATCAAACCACAAATCTTTACCTGTGGCAGCTTTATAGGCTTGTACGTCTACCAGACGACCTCTGTTCTTGGCGATGTAGATTGGCTCTATCCCCTTTTCCATGCAGTATGCCTTACAGTTGGCAGCCATGTCAAACCATTCGACAAGATTTCCATCGTCGTCTTCCAACATATACCCATGCTCAGTTTTGATGATCCACATTAGCTTAACCACGCACCGATTCTGTACATTCCTGTCAACTCCTTCACCAATTGTTCCAGAAGTTCTTCCCGCTCATCTTGATGCACTTCGAGGGCTAATGTCAAGAGAATATTGTTCCGTGTGAGAACATCGTTTGCCAGTACGAAATCCAATCTGTTGTTGTGCATCGACTGAGCAGCCTTTGCCAGTTGTTCTGTTGGTGTTGCTCCATGCGTGGTCTTGAAGCCAGCCACAACGATGTCTGGACGTTCCTTTCGGATGGTTGCAAGAATCTTACCCTGAATACCTTTCAACGTCACGTCGTAATCCTTGCTGCTCGACAGACGGCCTTCACCCGGATTCTCAATCTCAAAGTCACAGATGGCAGCGTTCATTATGACCACCTTCACCATCTTGTCTTTCAGCATGTGTTCCACGTACAGAGCCACGTCAGCGTTGGTGATAAGGTTGCTTGCAGGATCAGCCATCTTGGTCAGAACTAGATGGGATTCAAGGACACCACCGTCGGTGAACATCTTGTGAAGCTTCTTGGCTGTCCCGCCGAATGCAGGAGCTGCCAGAGATAGGTGGCACGAGATATGATTGAAAGTACCACCACCGATCACAACCACTTTATGCTTGTTCATCTTACCCTCCTTCTGAATTTGTGTGTATAACTTATAGTATTATACTATGAAAGTCAATACCTATTTAATAATTATTTTACTAATTCTCTATAAGATCAAGAGCTTTAAAAGCTTTTAGGGTACTCAGAAAATCCGATTTGTCAAGAGCAAAAGAAATTTTATTTTGGGATTGACACACCTCAGAAAATCTATAGAATGAGCCGCATCAAACACAACGGAGGAAACAACATGCAGCTCTACGTCGTTACCGTGCAAGGCCGATTCGTAGATGTCTTCGATGATGAAGAGAGCGCCAAAGCTCTGAAGCATTCCCTGTACATGGGCGGTGCTGATGGCATCGTAATCATTCCAAAAACTGTAGAACCAAAGTAGGTTTAAAATGACTGCCAGAATACGACCTGCGTGAGTCGATGGTGATGTAAAAGCTAGGAGTACGGATACCGTACTCCTAGAATCCAGACACAAAGAAGCCCCATCACCTATCGGCGTGGGGCTCTCAGTAGTCTTTCTCGAAGATCATCAATTTCACGTTTCATCCTTTTCATGTCATCATCCAGCAAGTCATAACGCTTGTTGGCTACGAACTGCTGTGTGTTCAGTTGCTCCTGCAAACTGTTGATCTTAGCTTCGTATTTGCGATCCATCGCGGCATTCTGTCGCGTATATTCTTGTTTTGCAACTTCTATTTCTAGTTGGCCTGTTTTATTATTATAGGCAGGGAAAGCCAGTAGCAGAATGCAGACAAGGAGTGCAGTCAGAAGAGCGCCGATGGCAGCTACCATAGGCCAATCTTGAGTCCTTGTCATAATAGTTCCCCTTATTTTCTATCAGTCTTCTCTAGTTTATCAACAATACGCATCAAGTAAGAGTTTGTAACTTCTTGAACGTTCTTGATGGCAGTGATCTTTGTGTCAAACTCAGAAGACAGTCGATTGATTGCACTATTGAGTTTGTCTTCAGTTACTGTCGTGGCTTGGAGTGTGTAAAGTCTGTCGTCGAGCTTTCCGATCTGGGATTGTTGATATCCAACAACACCCACACAAACCATCAACAGGGCTCCAGCAACATAACTGAGAACACCCTTCACCATATCATTTGTTGTTGCCATTATAAATCTCCTGTTGCCATTCAAACCATTTCTTATGGTTTTGGATTCGGTTATTACACGTCCATACTTGGTAGGTGTTGACCACGTAACCGTGAGCCAACGCACGAACAGTGTTTTCCTTTACACGTTCAGGGGTACAAGGGAGAAAGAACTCACTTGGTGGAACCAGTACAACCGTCTTTGTCACCATCACAGTACGCTCTGTCGAGCAACTGCATAGTGCTAGGGCTAAGACGATCATCATCAGCAAAGCCTTGAGGCTTCGTAGGAGCTTCATTATCGCTCTCCTTGAGGGTCAGGGTGGGTAGGGCATTGATCGCGTCTCCTGTGGCCTTCTGGGAGGTCAGGAACCGTACCTCTGCTTCGTAGTGTTGGCGGATAGCGTCCTTTGTCAGAGAACAGCTCTTGTCGGCCAAATCCATAGCCTTCCTGTTTGTCTCTGCTGCCTGTTCATACGTTGCTACATCCAATCGTAATGTTGTAACTTCAATGCGAAGGCTTTGAATATACAGAACACCAGCGATCACAAGTAGCAGCGCTGCCAACATGAGGTAATTCTTAATTGTTGCTAGCATCTTCTTCTCCATCTTCCGTCGTGGTGTAATAAACGAGTCCAGCTCGCACTACAGCTACGAATGTTGCAATCCCTGCATATGATCCTTGTGGGAGAAGAGGTTGCCACAACATCATCAATGGCTCAGCGGCTAAAAATATAGCCGCTGTAATACCAAGTGCCATCTTAACTTTCTTTGACATGTGGAAACCTCCGTTGGTTATTTGAAACTGACGTATGCCTCTGCCAGCTTCGTATCATAGTTATTTTTCTTGTAGTCTGGCCCGTTATACAACTTGGCAAACTTGGCCCAGTCTTTCGCTTTCAGTGCTTTGTGCATAGAAGGATTAATCAAGATGAACTTCACGAATGTGTCCAACTGACTTCCTTCACTTCTGTACTGTGCGTTAACAAAGGCTTGAATGCTCGTGTATCCCAGAGCTTTCCAGTGGAAGCCCATGATCTGGAACAACCCCCATGAGGCACTTTGCAATGCACATTCACGATCAATTGCTACAGCCTTCTCCAAACGTGTGTGTTCAGCAGTACCACCTTTGTAGCCTCCTGCCTTGGGGTCTACAACGTCGCTCAAGGCTGGCTCTTTACCAAGCTTGGCCTTGAGTAGTTTGTACATCCAATGACGCTCAAACAGGATCACAGGAGCCCCGATAGGGAGGAAGCCGCTTCCACGGCTCTCCACCTTGGTGACTGCTTTAACACAGGCGATTTCAACCCCAAGGGTTTCAGCAGCTACTTTGTAGTCGTTATCTGTTAGCATATTATTGTCCGATAGCTCGCCACATGTAGGCTGTGAATGTGTTGCTATACCCGTGGTGGAATACGAAACCTCCAGCATCCATAGACTTAACTGTTGCCATACCACTTTCGTTAGAAGCTAGTTCAAATCGAGTCATAGTGATGTTCCAGCAATTCGAGTTAAAGCCTCGTGGGAAGTTAACGCGTTGGACGCTTGCTCCACCGCCCATATCGAACATACCCCACTGTTCAATGATCCCATTTGGATGGATCATCCATCCATTGTATCCACCAGAAGCACTGAAGTCCAAACTACCTGTAGTACCAATCGCATTCATTGTAGCAGCGGAACCAAGTCCAAGACTGTTACGAGCTGCCTGTACGTTTGTGAGGTCATTGAGGTTGTTGGCACGTTGTAGGAATGTTGTGGTAGGTTGGGTTGCAGCAGAACCAAGTCCCAAGTTTGTGCGAGCTGTAGCTACGTTGGAAAGTCCTGCAAGGTTGTCAGTTTTAAACAACACAGCAGTAGGGGCTGTAATTGCCAGAGTTGTCAGTCCAAGGTTGTTACGTGCTGTAGATACGTTGGACAAATCTGCCAGATTTTGAGCAGCACGGAGGAAATAGCTCTCAGATTGGACAGCGGCAGAGCCAAGTCCAAGGTTATATCTAGCTGTTACAACGTTGCCAAGATCGGACAGGTTATTACCACGAGCAAGGAACAAGTCGCTGCTCATTGTTGCAATATCACCAAGACCCAAGTTAGAACGAGCTGTTGCAATGTTACTAAGTCCTGCGAGGTTACCAGACTTCTTCAACAGGATTGTGGAAGCTTTCAACGGAGTGATCGATTTGTCATCGATTGTACCAGCTTCTGTTTCACCTGTTGTAGCGTACTGAGTCGTACCATAAGAGGATTCAGTGGCAGGAACAAGCAGACTATTGATCTGACTCAGAGGGACGGCGTGTTGTGGGTTAGTTGCAGTTCCAACGAGGAATGGAGTAGCATTATCACCACCTTTGAAAGCATAACGGGCATCACCATCAGTCTTGCTGTACACAGACAAGTTAGCACGAGCAGCTACAACGTTGGAAATCCCAGAGAGAGTTGCATAGTCTGTCAGGTGAGCGTTCAATGCTGCCTGAACAATCTGAACACTTCCGTAGTCTTCAAACGCACGAGCCCAGAACAGGTTGTTGTTTGTGTTGGTAGGGTCGAGGTTGTAGTTAGTTTGTAGGCACTTGTAGATTAGTCCATCACTACCTTGAGTGTAGCTCAGACCACCTTGATACTCTGTAATAGCATCCCACTCTGGGACACCGTGTTGGTTAAAGTGAGCGATGGCCGTATCTTGACGGTTCATTGCCCAGTTTTGATATTCGTATGGTGGGAGTTGAACTACCCAACCAATGTTTGTCTTTGTAACACCCGGATCAACCTTAGTACCTGTAGAAGCCCAGATAGTGTTCAGGTTTGTAGGCTTTGGAATGTTAGCCATATCGAACTCCTTCAATAAGAAAAGCCATCATTAGATGGCTTTGTATAGATTCACTTTTGTGGTAAAGCCTTTTGCAAGTTCATTAGTAGAACCAGAGTGCATAGGCTTAACTTTGTACCCGAAACGAATCACGAAGGCACGTGTCAAAGACCATTCATGCACGAAGTAAAAGCCATAACTGGCATGCCCATCGTGGACAGTCTTGACAAATTGCCAACCACCCATTCCGGGTTTATCTTCAACTGTAAAATCTCCCTTATAGGAGATTTCACTGCCAACTACTGGAGTCTGATACCAGCTCAATAGTCGTTTGTTGTTTGCTGGGTTGCGTAGTGCTGCCCAAGTGTACATTGCGAGGAAGCTGTCAACAGCTACACCAAAAGGAGTGTTCTCTGCCCACCATCCACGCTTGTCTCCTAGAAGTCCGTCGAAGTCATTACCCCAGAGCCATGCCCACTTAGGCAAGTTGACGATCTTACGACCGTCACTCTCAGAGTACCCGTCTACTCGGAATGGAATGGCAATAGCTACCACAACAAATCCGAGCAGGACGAGGATGATGTTCGACAAGAACAGGAAAGCAAATTGTGCTACTGCCTTGACGTAATCCATGTTACACCTTCACGTCTGGTGCTACTGGAGCATCCAATGGGAAACTCTCTGTAGAAGGCCAGTCGCGAAGGCTTACACGATATGCTCGCCAAGCCTTCTGTGTTCCGATTCCAGTCTCTCCGTCTTGAACTCTGTTGAGCATAATGTCTGCACGAGTTAGTTCAGCGTCACGTAGATCACGGGCTTCCTTTTCAAGAGCAGCAGTAACTTCGGCTTCACCAACCTCTGGCTCAGGAGTGTTGCCTTCTGCCAACCATTCAAGGTATTGAACATAGTGTCTATTCCCTTCATCGAATGGAATGTACATTTCGCTTGGAAGGTGCAGAACACCTTCCTTTTGTAGTTTATACATAAATTATCTCCTGTTAGAATTCAGCGTCGAATGCAACGCTAGCGGCGTATTGGACAACACCATTTGCAGTAGCAGACCCCGAGTGCCAATAATTGATGTTATTCGCCGTGACACCACCGTTAGTAGTATTAATCGAAGATACCCCACTTAAGGTTACAGAGGGGTTTGCTCGCATCACGGATGAGTGCTGCAACGTTACCCCGTACCCGTTACCAGCGAGCTGATAACCAACCCAATTCACGGATGTGGGGTAAAAGTAACGTCTGCACTGATTAATCTGGTCTGCAACGTCCAAACGCTCAAATTCTGTGGCTTGTGTTCCCAATTCAATCTGCAAATCTGTAACTTCAATAAAGTTACCAGCAGTAGTACCCCAGTTTGTGGCACCAGTAGCAGTCATAAGTAGACCAGATTGCCATCCGTTGAGAGAGGATGTTTGGTATGTGCCAGTGTTAATAGTGCCGATCATAATTTGGAACCCAGCAGCGGTTGTGTTAGGGATCACTGCATCGAGCGGAACTGCCGCGACAGGCAAAACCACTTTTACAGGTGTGTTTGCAACTGCTGCAAAAGAAGACACGTAGCTCTTAGAGTTAGTGGAGTCTCGCAGGGATACTGAATATGTGCCGCTTACGTTTGTATTGAAGATGAAGGAAGCTACGACAGGTTTTCCAATAAAATCGTAACAGTTAAGCCCTTCAATAAGCTGGTTAATACCACTCCAGTAGTTAGTTCCTGTAGAGCTAGTCATAGCTGTTACAACTTGGTGGCGAACTGCAAGACGAGTTACCCCATCAAATACCATAGACGAGGTACGAGATTGAGTGAAAGATCCCCCTCCAGAGCCGTTTACGGCTCTGAAACGATCAACACCGCCGTAAAAATTACCAGAGCCAGTCGCCGTAACTGTCGCCTTCTGGGATACACGGCAATCACCATTGATGATACGGTTACGGCCAGATACAAACTGGAGCTTATCTTCAAGTGCAGCAACTGCGACAGAAGCATCGTCTTGCGATAGTTCAGAAGCGCCACCAATCAACTTGATTACGAACACACCAGTTACGTTAACTGGACGGGATTCAACGTCACCACTTGCAAGAAGGACAGCAGGGCTACCAGCATCGGCATAACCAGTTCCAGTGAAACCAAGCGAGACAGTTGGGTAGGTGTTCTTAATCGCACCAGCGTTACTTTGGAATGTGTGTGTGTGAGATAGGTTAGCGGAAGCTTGGAAGTTACCAGCAACACCTGTCGAGTTTGTACCATCACCACGAAGGAATGGAGCAGCAGTTGTGCCAGCAGTCTTACCGTTCAAGTCTGGAATACGGAAGGTTGTAGAACCGTCTCCAGTTGTGTAGCAACCACGGCTTGTAGATGTTGCCAACCATGTTGCATCAGAAACTACAGGAAGGATTCCAGAGTTAACACCAGCAAATGCAGCTTGATAAGTTGTACGTGTCAACAGTTGTCCATCAGCAGGAATGTATCCAGCAGGAATCGAAGCACGGTTAGGCCACCAAAGTACAGTGTACAGTGGAGTACCACCACCAATACCAGCCCATGCACCGTTCTGGTATCCTTCAAATTCGTTCGTTTCGCTGTTGTAACGAAGCATACCGTTTGCAGGAGACGCAGTACGTTGAGCAGATGTACCAGCAGGAAGTGCAGCAGAACCAGTGGCACTATCTTTATCAACTACAGATAGTGTGATGTTCGCTGTTCCATCGAAAGCAACACCTTGGATCGTGCGAGCTGTTTGCAACTTAGTTGCTGTAGCAGCATTGATCCCTGTAAGGTCTACAGGAAGGCGAGCCAGAGCAATTGTCCCAGATGTCAGGTTGGATGCGTTATCTGCTCCAATGTAACCACGAGAGGCGGAAGCATCAGCGAGATTGAGGAACCCACGACCATAAGTTGTAACTGGTGTCAGACCAAGAGCAGAAGACCCATCGTAAAATGGGATCGTATTGCCAGTGATCGTCAGTGCTGCAAGGTTGGTCAGGTTTGTAGCAAGAGGTTGTTTAGTCGCCAATCCAGCAGTCAGAGCTGCATCAGATTCAGCCGAACTGTAAACGCCTAGGGTTGTACGAGCTGTAGCAGCATCATTATCATCGAGCAAACTACGAGCAAACGATGTCAAGTCTGTAGTAGTTGCACTAGAAGTACCAGTGAAATACGGGAGCTTGTTGGTCGCTGGTGTCAGTGTCGCCAGAGTGGTCAGAACTGCGCTTGCCAATTGAGCTTGAAGAGTTGTACGTGCCGCAGCCGCGTCAACATCGTCCAAGAGTGTACGGGCGTATGCCGTAACAGAGCTTGTGGCAGCCGCTGTAGGGCTTGTGAAGTATACAAAGGTGTTAGCGGCAGGAGTGATCACTCGAAGCGCTTCAAGGCTCGCAGAAGACTCAGGGAATGCCTTCACCCAGTTAGCAGGGGATGTGGCAGGGTCTAGTCCAGAGTTTGTCAGGATGCACTTGTAGACAACACCATTACGTTGTACATAAGATTTGTTTGTCAGGTATTCAGAAACAATATCCCATTCAGGCAATCCTTTCTGAAGAATATAAGCGATGTTTGTATCTTGGCGGTTCTCAAACCAGTTCCACCATTGGCGAGGAACGGCTTCAACCACCCAGCCTGTTGCAATCTTTTCAGGAGAGGGAGAGGTGATGTCACCACTGGAAGCCCAGATATCCGTCATGTCCTGCTTGATGTAGTCAACCATATAAATGATCCTCTTAAATTAGGTGATGATGTTGGACAGAATACCGCCAGAAGATGGGTCATTTAGATCACCTGTTCCCACGCCTCCGGGGAAACCTTCTGTCGCAAATACACGTCCAGCTTGGAATTCAGAGTAGACGTAATTAACGCCTACAGTCTTTGGAAGTAGTGTGCCAGCACCACCCAAGTCAAACAGCAAACCGCGTTCAACGTTTGTGAGAATCTTACCGATACCGATACGAACTTTTGCAGGTTCATATTCATCGATAGTTACTGCACCGGCTTGGAACAAGAACTTGTACGCATTGATTACATCTTCAGGGCGAGACATTGTTCTGTTCTTAATAATCTTGGCTTTAAGAATCAAACGGTATTCTTCGTCAGAAGGTTCACGAGAGATTCCCGTTGGAGCGTCGATAGAGTACCAAGGGGCACCAACTGTTGGGTCTGTTGTAGAAGCAAAGCTCCCTCCAAGGGGAGCTGATTCAAAGCCGAAGTAGTAGAACAGTTCAGCAGTTACGAGTCCACGAGGACGACCAACAATCTCTCCGATGATATCGAGTTGGGCACCAACAGCAGTATCGATGGAGCGGAGCTGCTGCAAGTCTTGAAGAACAACTTGCATTTCAGACCACTCACCAATAAGCAAGCGGATGTATTTATCGATGATCGGTTTGTCTTTGAATTGCTCAGTGATACGTCCACGAGCTTCATCAACAAACGGTACAAGTTCGAATGGATTGACGGACATTTAAGCCCCCTTTATACGAGGTTGACGATAATGTTAGCTGGGTTGAATGTTGCAACAGCATCGAAATCAATCACGATGTTCGCTGTTCCTGTTGGACTTGGCGAAGTACCAATGAACAAGGAGTTAACCATGTGTCCCGGTACAGTGTTGATTGGTGTGTAGAAGCGCGAGTAGATTACATCATCACCAATGAAGTAGTTGGCTTCACCGTAGTTTTCAATGTTCTGACGAATCTGAGCTTGTGCATCACCAGCGATACCGCCAGCATTCGAAATGCTAACAGTGATGTAGATCGGAATCTCTGTTGGACGTTTGTACGAGATACTGTGCAGGAAGCCTTGGCTGTCTGTAATTTGGATCGTCGTATCACCAACAGAAGGAATACCAGTTGGTTTGTTCTGCCAGATTGTTTCTCCGATATCGGAAGGCAGGCCACCCAAGACGATAGGCAAGAAGCTGTGAGCTGGGACACCGTTAATATCTGGACCGTCTGTATCGTTCTCATAGACAACGACATCAGTTACACCATCAACGTTACGCAGTGCGTCAATCAGAGCTTCAAGGATGTTTTGGGACTGGAAGAATTTAGAGTTACGGAAACGTTCACGAAGCTCTTCGTCAGTCTCTACCAGACGGCCTGTAGTGGCGCTGATAGGGTTAATGACGCTATCCCATCCCGCGATAGGGACAGAGATAGTATCGATGCTCATAGCTTGCTGTGGGAACACACCAACAACGTCATCGACAGCAACGCCAAGCTTTCTGACTTTCTCAATACGAAGATTGATAGAAACAGTGAAGTTGGCAATTTGGAAAGGATCAGTACGAGTTATAAACAGTCTACCATCTTGATAGTAAGTTGTAAAGACCCCACCCAAAATTAAATCAACTTGAGTCTTCAATCCTGCAAGAATCGATGCAGATGTTGCACCAACACCAGAGTTATACGTGGTGTCAACAAAGTTAACGCCATCTACAGAATAGCTGAATGTGTAATCTGTGCTGTCAGCTACAGTGATTGGAACGATACCAATACCAGATGCTCCAGTAGGACTCATAAGTACAGGATTGAGAATCGAGAATACACGTTGGGTTGTGGAGCTGTAAGCTTTCCCGAGCGGAGAACTCACGGTAATGTTTGTAGTGCCTTCCAACAAAACTTGTGCTCGTGTTGGCTGAGCGACAAGACGGGAAATACCAGACAGGGCAATGATGTTGTCCAGCGAAATACCGATGGCAGTTGCTGGGTTGAAGCTGTTGTAAACCTGTTGAATGGCCTCCCACATGCTTGCCTCAGATGGAGACACAACACCGATAAGACGGCCAAGGG